GCCGCTGCCAGTCGTCGTATAATCAACATCCGCAGCATAATCACTGTCCGTCAAATTAATCCCACCAGCAGCGTCAATAGCCGCGTTTAACTCATCAGACGTAGGCGTGTAATCCTCGTCGTCAAAATCAAGCGGAGTGTAAACGTCAGGAGTATCTGGCCCCTCAAAAGAATACCCTTCAAGATACCCACCAGATTCACCATCGTAAATTCCGCCATTTTTATTTGTAACTGTGCCATCACCGTTGTCTGTCCAGCCGTGGAGGGAAACAAGATTTTTTTCAACAGCATTTAACTCAGTATTAGTAGGAACCTCATCGTAAGTGCTGCCGAGGTTTGTGCCTTCTGTAACAAATATTGGAGTGTAATCAACACCAGAAGCATCAGAAATCCCCTGTATGTTGGAAGTGTCAACGTAACTGTAATCATTGTCATTATCGCTGTAATCAACAGTATTGCCATAATTTACAGTGCTGGCACCCGGAGTCGATTCCGTGTAAATATTACCTGTGCCAAACGTATCATCAACGTAACTGTCATTAGCCGTATAACCACTGCCAGTATAACCGTCAGCCGTTTCAGCTAAAACATTCTGACCTCCAATGCTAACCTCCTGACCTCCATAACCAGCATCAATCGCGTCATAGTAAGTATCAAATTCTGGTATGTCAGTCGTCGTGGTCGTAGTAGTGTTGTTGTCGTCGTTGTCGGTGCTGTGCCCACCAACTGTACTAACCTGCGTACCCGGCGTGTTCGGGTCGGTGTCTAACTTAGGGCTGTTCGGATCACTGTAATCGTTTTCATAAACCGTGGGAGGAGGTGCAGGGCTCGGGCTGTCGTCATTGTTACCCGTTTCGCCGCCGTTACTTTCAAAAGCAGCCATTTCCCAAAAGTTCAAATGGCGCAAAGGCCCAAATAAATGTCTCATGCTACCTTCCTATGCCACTTCTCATCGCGCTTACTGCCATCAGGATATAACCTTAAACCCTCAGCAGTAGCAATCTCAGGGTGATTATCCCACATAAATTGCTGAATGTCCCGTATGAACTTAATCACATCCCTGCGACCAGCACGGCACTGAAACTTCGGAAAGAACAAAATCAAGTCCTCAGACCAATCGCGCGCAAAAACCTCAGAACCATCCCAAGAATCATCGTCTATCTCGCTACGAGTGAAAAATCCCCATGTGCAATAACCAACAACCTCACCGTCAACCCTATGAACAAAACACTTGTCATGCTCAATAGCACGGTAAACAGAATTGCGCGTAGCCCAAGAAGGAGTCTTGGCGTAAAAATTGTCGTTCAAAACCAACGACATAACTCTGCCAAGAAGATCGTAGTCCATCAGTAACGACCTAACCCATTAAACAAAGGAACAACACCGCCGCTCATCATCTGAACCGGAGCACTCCCAACACTCGTATTGTCACCAACCATCCGACCCGGACCAGCAACACCCATCGGAGGACCCCCCATAGGCTGCATCGGAGGTGGAGGACGCATCGCACCAATAGGAGCACCGCCAACTTGACCAAAACTCGCGCCCGGACCCTGTGGAGGCATAGCCTGTGGTGGCATAGGAACCTGCGGCATCTGAGGCATCTGCATCTGCCGTTGCTGAAACTGCTCCTTGCGATTGCGCAACGATGCCTTAAAACCAGCACGGCCCTTCGCACTGCCGCCAAAACCAGAAACAACAGAAGAATTGCTACCCTGTGAACCAGACACAGGAGGAGCCATCCCACCCAAGTTGGGCATCACTGGAGGTGCAGCGGGTGGAGGACCCATCGGACCACCCATAGGAGGTCCCATCGGTGCAGTCATAACAGCGGCCATGTAAAAATCTCCTGAATTACAAAGTAACCATAACAAGAACAGAAAATTTAATCAATAACCTCCAACAATCCACTCCGCAACATGCTGCCAGCTAAAGCATCACGACTGTGAAAGTAATAATTATCACCGCTCCACTCACACATCTCAATCGCAGCACGCCGCATGAAATCACGCTCGTTATGACCAAAACCAATACGATGACGACCCTGCATAACAGGTACAACCTCACCAGCACCCTGAGCGTCAAACTCAAAACTCTCGCCGTAATTTAACCTGTATCTAGGCATCAACAGCCCCCACAAATGAATTCGGAAAATGCTCCTCTAAACGAGCCGCATCACGCCACGTCAAATCACTCTTAACCTCAGCATCTCCATCCCTAACACCATCCAAATGATCAGAACCCATAACAACACCATCGTAATCATGCGCAACACTGTGAGGCTCAACGCCATTCAACCAACGCTGAATAGACATGAAAACACCACCACGAGGACCAAAAACACCACCGTGCAAATCGTCAGTCGCAACCTTAATCAAAGCGCCGCGAAAATCATCAGAACCTCGAACCCGCAACAAATCATCGTCGCCAACCCAACGACCAGAATGCGAAAACAAAATGTCCCCGCCTAAATACATCTCGTAACTCTCAACATTCGGATGAGTGTGCTCAGGAATTATATAATTCGGTGGAACGATAAACAACTCAACCTGAAACGGGCCCTTGCGATACCAAACAACGCCAGTAACATCCTGAATCTTGTAACTCGTAACAATACCCGGAGGAATGTAACCAAAAACCTTCGCATTAGACGCAAAACCAAAAGCAAAACGATCAAGCTCTTTAGACATACAAAACCCTCCAACTCAGATGGTACGGTATGGGAAGATACGGGAGGGGTCAATGGAATTTTTTGTAAAAAATTTTTTGACGGCCCATGGGTCCCATACGGACTAAAAAGGTTTTTACTGGTGATTGTAGGTGGGGAACACTGTGTGGGGCTGCTGTCCGATTGTCCGAATATAAGGGGGGGTGCACAGGCCCCATATACCCCGATTTCCGAACAATTGTTCGGGTTGCCTAGGGTACCTTAGAAAAGCAAAAAGCCCGCGCTTGGCGGGCTTCTCTGTCGGTGTGAGATATATTTAAAAGTCTCGATACCTATGCCTAACTCTGTCGCTGTCATTGTCAGAGTATTGGCGCGGCGTATCGTGCCCCTTGTCACCAAAAACCACGCAATCAGTTTTTGGATCAATTGGAAAACCTGTATCACCATACATTCTATGATCGTGAATACTATGGACGAAATCCGGCTGTCCAAATACGCGAACAGCGTTGGTGAATTGTTGCTTTGTTCTGAAGCCCACAAAGTGAATATATCTTTTCATTGTCCTGTTTCCTTTTTGCTAGATTAGGCGGCGCGTTATTGCGCCGCCTGTTGTTTTTATCGCGTCAATGTTTCAACGCGGTTGTGCCACCATTCGAACAATTCATCTGACAAGCCCGCCCATATTGACGGGTTGCCTATGCGGTGCTCTGGCAACAGTGTCGCGCCGTCTGTTGTGGTCTCAAAAGAAAACAAAACGGTGTATGATGTGTGATGCGTGCCGTCACCATAGCGCGCGCCGTTCGCTTGTTGTGTGTTGGTGACCACGGCGGCGTCACCAACGCGCGCTCTGATTTCAGAGACGGCGGCGCGAACACGTTGCTCTGAGCATCCGGTTGCATCCATGATTTCTTGCGTGGTTGCGCCACCATCTGAGCGCATCATGGAATATTGAACGCCAACGCGCGCGCCGCGTCTGAATGGCTGTTCGGGTGTATCGGTAACAATTGTTCGGGTGCCACCCTCAACGCGTGCCGTGTTGGTGTGTTCGACTAGGTTCAACAGGAATTTCACCCAATTGATAATCTTGTCGGCTTCAACGGTGCCGGACGCTTGGCGGAATTCAATTGTGCCGCGTGACCATGTTTCCAAATTAACGGCGGTGAATTTGCCGAACGTCAATTCGCGGATTGTTGTGGCGCGCTCAATGCGTGCAAGCGATAGCGGCGCGCAATAGCGGTTGTCGGTGCGTGAGCGCGGGAACATTGTGTTAATTGTCGATTGTTGCCGCGTATAGCGGTACATAATATCTTGAACCGCGACAAAATCCATAGGGTCAGCATATGCGCCTGTGATATAGCGGCCAGTTCTATGGCGCTCTAAAATGCTATCGCCACAAAAGCGAACGGCGTGCGTGTCGTCATTCAACGGCGCGTTGCCAATGTGAACGTGTAAACCGCACTTTGAATTGACGCGCGCGCCAACGCGGTCCAACACGCGGCAAATTTTCTTGATATAATCGAATGCGAAATCGCACGCGGCCAATGGTGGCAACACGATTTCGGCGTCAACGCTTGGCGTGCCGTCCGGTTTAACGTCACAGCCGCGGATTTCGGCGTTGCTTAATGCGCTTTTGATTGCGCTGATGCTAGCGCCGCTTGTTTCGATTTCTATTCCAAAGGTGTAAGTCATTGTTTTTCCTATCTTTTCTAGAGTTAGTAGGGCAAAGCTGTCGCCCTATACCTAGTAATATAAGCATATTTTCCCATATGACAAGGGGTTTTGTGGGATTAATTAGAACAATTGTTCGGGTTAGCGTTGGATGCCAACGCGCGGCGCTATTCAATCGGCACAAAAAAACGCGACATTCAGAAGGAATGCGCGCGATCATGTGTGTATATGTGTGTATATATGTGTGTATATATTTATGTATATATACTATACCCCGACCCCGAACCCCGAACCCGAAAGCCCGAAGCCCGAAGCCCGAAGCCCGATTAATTAGTAATGAGTCCACCCATAGTCATCGAACCTTGACCTATAGTCTGTCCCACTCTCCCGAATCGCGATGTGATCATATCCCGATTTCTTGAGTCCATCAAACCGAACATATCCTACGACCCATGATTTTGCCTCGTCGTAATTGTCTGACTCGTGCAATGTAATCCGATCAAATTCAGTCTCACACCCTAAAACTTGATACTTCATGCCGCTTCCTCCTGCTCTAATACTTCCATAGCGTGCTCAAGTGCCTCTTGCTCGCTGTCGATTCCGTAACAAGTGAAGCAATGGTAATCGACCCACTGCCCTCCGATTGGCGTTTGCAAGTTAAAGTTGCTGGTTCCGTTCCACTCGATACGCAAGTGCTGCTCGTTGTGCTCTACTTCCCAATACTTCATTTTCTTTCCTCTCTACTAGAATAATCCCACACTATCCCACACTGTATAGTATGTCAACAGGAAAAATCGCACCGGGTTGAATTTTCTTCCGGGCGCGATTCGTGAACAATTGTTCGGGTTACGCTGCCGGGCAAAACCACTGGCGCACAAAACACTGCTGTAGGTTACGCTGCCGGGTAACACCACTGGATACAATAACACTGCTGTAGGTTATCCGACGTAGTAACCCGAACAATTACTCGGGTTGACCCCGACGCTGGCGAATCCCGAACCCCGAACCCCGAATATTGGTGATTTATCTGAGAGGCGCTGAGAGGCCCGTAGAATAACCCGAACAATTTTCAGCACCCCGAACCCGAAAAAACCCGAATCGGCGCTGAGGGGGGCGTTTCTGTGGCTCTACGACCCCGCCAGCCGCCCCGCATGGAGCGCAGGCGCTATTCGTCGGCTTCGCCGCTATAATCCGTTATAGGGATATGTTCGGGTTTTGTGGGATTTTGTTCAGGTGTTACGTCAATCATTCGATCTTTAGCACGCTGCATGAATTCTTGGAGTTGTTCAACGATTTGATCACGCGACAGGTTATCGACTGTTTCGTGCGTTACATGGCTACGAGCGACCATTAGGCCCGTCACTTTCAGGCGCAGTTCTTCTGCTTTGATTGCTGCACCGAAGTTCCCTGCTTCCCATGCTTCGTCCCGAAGTCTCTGCATATCCCGAACAGATTTCGTTATTGTGACCCCGTATTTGCTTTCGAGTTCTTGGCGCATTTCTTCCATGCGTTCTTTGACGCGCGGATTGTTTAGAAGCTGCACTGCTGATACGTTCGGGTTTTTGTATCCTGCTGCTCTGGCTGCTGCGGTCTGCGTCATATCTTTATGAATGTAGTTATCCAGAAACTTCTGCTGCGGTGGCGTTATTCGCTTTCCGCCTTTTTCGATTTGCTCCCCGACTTTCGGCACAACACTTTCCCCGCTTGATTTCCTGCCACACTCTACCGCGCGGCTTCGCCCCATGCAAGCCCAATAGTTCCCATACTTCACATCAACATCATCAATCAACAATTACATCAGGGGGGGTAAGGTATATACCCCCCCCTATAGGGGGGTGACGTAGTTGACGTAAAATAACTCTTTGATTTTATTAAACTATTTACGTCAAAACGGTTTTTTGACGTAGTTGACGTAAACTAATAAACCATTGGTTTTGTTTACAATTCTACGTTACGTCAACTACGTCAACTTTTGACGTGAATTTTTCTGACGTAAATAATGTAATGAAATCAACGCATAATTTTTTTTACCTTTTATGCTTGACGTGCCTATATGGCATGGGTATATATGGGACATCTAGTAAAACGGAGTATATGACATGACCAACGAAAACATCAGAACCCGCATCTTGCGCGACTTAGATGGTGACTTAACCACGGACAGCAACCACGCGACACGCCGTATGTTTCGCTGCTGGTTGGATGGTTCTTATTTGGGCGAGGATCACTACCGCTCTAATGTAGAATTCATCAAGGGTAATAGCCATGACCGCAAAGCCATGCGGCGTTTTATTATTAGTGAGTTCGTGAAGTACATTGCACACGATGCACATTGTTCAGCAAGTTACGCGCAAAAAGTTATCGTTGAGCGGTTCAGCAAGGACTATCTGAATATGCTAAACGATGTCTTGATTGATGAGGCGATTGAGTTTGGCGCGGAGCATAGTTCGCAGTCTATGGATGATCTGCGAGCTTTGGGCGTTGTCAAAGTTATTTTTACTCCTGTTAATACGGGGGCCGCGTGATGCTGAAGGATAGACGCAAGCAATGGCAGAAAGACTGCATCAACTATAGCTGGTCCCGTTGTGGCACTGTTGCGACTGAGCGTGGTTATAGCACTGATCTACGTTTAAAGCGCGTTAATGCGATGCTTGAGGCTGACGATCACCAAGCCTCATTCACTTGGTACAATGAGGAGCTTTCGGCGCGTCACGTTGATCGCCCCGCGTCTGAATATAAGGAGGCTGCATGATGCTTTACATGGCATATGGAATGAACACGAACAGGGACGCGATGGCAAATCGCTGCCCGAAGGCCAAACCATTGGGCGGGTTTTACCTGCCCGACACGCGGCTAGTCTTTCGAGGCGTTGCTGATATTGTGCCCGATCCAGATTATATCTGCCCCGTTGTTTTGTGGGAGATCACGCACGATTGTTTGCGTGCTCTTGACAGGTTGGAGGGTTATCCGACTTTATACAATCGGCGCAAAGTTAACTGTGGCTGGCTTGTATATGAGATTAATGACAAAACCCGAACAAGTCCCCCGACTGGTGGGTATTACAAGATGATCGAGGACGGCTACAAAGAGTTCGGGTTAGACGACTATTGTTTGCGCCGTGCTTTATCCGAAGCTGAGGAGGTTGCGGCATGAGTTACACAGCAAGAGTTTTAGGAATTACTGTTCACGAGTGGGGAGAAGAAGGACAAGGCGCTCTTGTTTGCAACAAGGGCGGCTATCGTATCGGGGAGTTCCCGACATTACAGGCCGCGCTTTTCGAGGTTCGCGACCAATTCGAAGACTATGTGGTCAACGAGAATGGTTTTATTCAAACGTCATTGATTGAGGACGCTGATTCATACCCCGACCCGAAGGGCGACTATATCGCTGACTATGACATTATCATTGAGCGCGTGGAGCGTGTAGGAGCAGAGGAGCTAGAAGCGGCATGAGGTTTTTACAACAAACTGACATTGACGGCGGGGTGTATTTACTCCCTGCCGCGCAAGTGTCGATTACCGAAACTGAGCTTGAGTGGCTGATTGAGGGCTTAGATGCGCTTATTCTGCCCGATAGATCGAAACGCATTAAGCGTGCGCTTAAACGTGCGCTTGGTGAAATTGAAGGGGCGGCGTGATGGATAAGAAAGATTTATTTATTGCGATGCTTGAGGAGATGGATCGCGATTTAAAGAGCATTGATTGGCAGGATGTTTTCATTGCTATTGCTTGCTTTGCTCTTGTTGGTCTTTGGATTGCTGGCGTTTCTGCTGGCTGGTTTTAGGAGAGATAGCATGACTAAAAAAAGAACATATAAAGTTTGGACTGAGTACGATGACAAGACCCTTGATGATTTGAGGCGCAAGAATGTTTCTATTCGGCATATTGCTGGGATTTTAGGGAGGACTGAATCTTCTATCAACAATCGCCTTGCTTTTTTCAAGCCTCTTGATCCGCCCGAGGTTAAAAAGAAATCTTGGCTTGATTGGATTATGGGCAGATAAAAGAGGGGCGGTTTTTCCGCCCTTCTTTATGTTTGCAACCCGAACAAGTGTGCGATATGTATAAGGGGCAGGTATCGCTGAGTCTGTGCGTATTCTTGGCGATAAACTCCCCCCCCGCCCGGCTAGGATTCGCACTGCAACGGCGGGGGTTTTTTTGTGCGTTCTATGACAAAACGGATTTAAATCCCGATTATAATCCGCCCCGAACATAATTTTTCTTATTTAACTATTGACCCAAATCATAAGATTTGTTATGTAGGGTTATCTAGTAAACAATGGAGAATTATCATGGGATTAGATATGTATCTGACGGGCGACAAGTACACGCCTTCTTTTGGTGACAACAAGCGCGAGGTTGTTGATGGCTATGAGGTTGAGGGCTTGCGTCTAAAGCTGGCTTACTGGCGTAAGCACTGGGCTTTGCACAATTACATTGAGGATCATTACGACTCCAACGACGACCACAGGTTTTATCTTGAGAGTGATGACTTGCGGGACATTGCCAACGCTGTTGAGGGTGGCAAGTTGGTTGACCCGAATGATCTTGATGAGATGCCGAGCTACCGCAGCGTTTATGCTCATTGGCGCGAACCCGAACAAGTTCGTGAAACTGTCAATGCGCTGCGCAAAGCTGCTGACTGGGTTGATGGCGGGGATTGGCGTTCTGTTGAATATGTAGGGAGTTGGTAGGATGAGTAAGATGGGAAATTATGTTGTGAGTTTGCAAGAAAGCGCGATGATGCCGTGCCCCGACTGCGATGGTGATGGCGTTGTGGCTGTTGAAGTCCCGAAGCCACATTCACCGAGCCGCGATATTGGCGAGCTTTACGAGGAGTTGCATCATTGTGAGCTTTGCGATGGCTTGGGAGAGATTGAGCGGGAGGACGAAGATGAGTGAGCGTGAGATGGACAAGATGTTGGACGATGTTTTTCGCAAGGTATTTGGAGAGCTATGGTGATGGAGAAACCGACATTCCGCTACTTGCTGGATCGTTTGGACGAGGTGAAAACGCAGTCTGATCTGGACAGGATTAAGGACGAGGTTGAGGGTCTTTTGCCCCTTGATCGTTTCGAGGGTGAAGAGAAGGGCTTTGATGTGCTGGGCGCGATTGACGATGTTAAGCGCGATTACATTAGTAGAGCCTTGAAGAAAGCCCCGACATTGCACGAGGCGGCAGATTTGCTTGGGCTAAAGAGCTATCAGGTTCTTGTAAATTGGATGAAGAAGCTAGGGGTAAGCAAGTGATTGAGTTCTTTACTGCGTTGCTTATTGATTACACCTTGCAGGGCAACAAGATGAGGACAACTGTTTGGTTTGAAACTGAGCGCCATTGTCAGGAGGTCATGGATCGGAACATTGCAGAGCCTTTGTACAATTACTTGTACGCGCTTTATGGAAATGACATGATGATGACGTGTTATGTATCGGAGGAAGTATCTCATGATTTGGTTAGGCCAAAACTTAGACCGAAGGGTTTGAAATGAGCTTGAGTCCAGAAAAAACGGAGAGGATCATTAGTGATCTTCTCCAAGAGTTGCCCGAGAAGTTTTCTTTGTCTGACTCGCGCAACTTAGTTTGCGAACTTTTGTTCGGGTTAGGTATAAATCCAGATGATTTGCCTGTCTTTTTGCTGCTTGTTGTTGATGCTTACATGGGAGACCGCGCAGTTGATCGGATGAAAGAAAGGTGATATAACCCGAATAAGTTTACTTGGAGATCGTCATGACCCCTTCCCCATTCGCAAATTCGATTCGGCCTCTTCAGGCTCGAACTATGGAAGTTAGAGCGGGTGACTCTGCTTATGATCCACGAAATCAGGGAATTATGGGGTCACTGATGTCGCAATTTTCTCGACCCGCTCCAGTTGCGGCGCAACCCATCAACCCATTCGAGGGCAACGAGCAGTATCAGGCGTTGATGGAGTATCAGAAGTCTATATCCCCACAGCAGGAGCAGCTTGATCGTTTGAACGAGTTACGCACATCATTTGAGGGCACTGGTGGATACAAGGATTATCGCATTCAGCAGATGGAACAGCAGATGCAACGTATGCGTCAGCAACCCCGAATGGGAATGGGGCTTGGCGGTATGCGCCCGACTGGCATGGGAATGTTTGGCGGGTTTCCACAGCAACCACAGCGCCAATTTGGTCAGATGCCGATGCTTCAGCCTATGGTAACACCGCGTGGTGGATACAATCAGTATCAAAACCAGTTCGGCGCTATGGGATACAACCAGCCACAGCAAAATCCATATCAGCAGCAACCGTATCAGCAGCAGCAGTATGGCATGATGGGCGGTTATCAGCAGAATCCGTATCAACAGATGCGTCCGCAGCCACAGCAGTTTGGCGGTTACGGCATGGGTCAAAGCATGGGTGGATATGGCGGCTATGGCGGTATGCAAAATTATTACGCGCCGCAGCAATACGGTCAACAAAACATGGGTCAACCCCAACAATTCGGTAGAATGTATTAAATTTTTTTGTTAAAGTTTTTGCGCGGATGACTTTATATTAACAATCGCTTACACGGGGTGTAGTTGTTGTTGGTTCGTGCTACCAAATTGCGCCACCAGTTTAACTGTCACGGTCATCCGCACGATAATTATATTACAGTAAGTTTACAGACCGCGCATTTCTGCACGATCTTTTTTTCTTCTATTAGCAAGTCTTGCAGAGGTAGAGCGCATTTAGGGCATAGGTTTTGTTCCAAAAGTTTTTGAAACATTCCCTCTTCCTGTAGCTCTATCTTTTTCATTTCTCTGTTTCTCTTGGCAGATTATATCTGTTTTTTACCTGCGTTACAGCTTGGTGAGATTTGCCAAGTATGTCAGAGATTTCTGCTACGGTCATGCCTTTTATGAGCATTTTGTTTATAACTTTGGCATTTTCGGATAGAGCCAGCTTTGGTGCTCCACCCATCTTTCCGAATTTTCCTGCATTATGTCCGTTTTTTGCTTGAGGTGATGGCATAATTTTTGGGTTTGCAATTCTGTCGATTTTGTTTTGTCGATCCCAAGCCCTTTTGTATATGTCTTGATACTTATCTATTTGCCACTGTTTAGGTTTCTGATTCATTTTCATCTACCTTTTCAAGTTTTCTTTCTAGTATGTCGATCAGAGCCTCTATTTCTTCCATTTGCTGTTTAACCATATGGTTATTGTTATTTAAGGCTCTGACCTTAGATGTGTTTACGCACCGCTTTATGCGGTTAAGCACTGTAATGGCGTCTACGTCCATTTCGCAGACCCTTTTAGAATCACAACGTCACCAACAATCCCAGTGCCGCATAGTTCTGTAGCCTCTTTGTTGAAGGGCATTCCTCTAAGCAATCCCTCTTCATTAACAAGGACTTGAATTTCTGTGTCAATTGGCGACCGAACCATTTCGACCAAGCCACCGACCAGTTCTTGCGCCTTTTCGAGTGTCGGCGCTTCTTTTTCAAATACATGAATCATGTTGTTCTCCTTTTTGTAGATATGGGATTATTACCATTTAGTCCCAGAGTAATCAAGCGAAAAGTTAACCGGGTACATAATCCAATTAACTTTTTAACCCGAACAAATTGTCGGGTTATATGTTATCCCGCCCGGTCTGTCGTTCGTATTCGCCGCGAGCGAGTGGGCCATCCATAGCTCCGAGCCATTTCTCTGTTCCGCCTGCTGTCAGCGTGTACCTACGAATTAGTCCAGCCGATATTGCGGCGGTGATAGCGGCTTTGATTGTTGACTCTCTTCCTGCGCCTTTAAGGAATATAACGCACGGCTCACCTGAATTTGATTCGTGTACGGCAGGATATAGGCCATCATCTTTCCCACCGAAAGACACTGCACGACCTTCGTTTTCTCGCATACGCACGAACTCAGCAATGTGTTCTAGGCGCTGACGAACTGTTGTGGACATTGCCAATGAGCGAATATCTGCCGAGCGGTCTTCGAGCAAGCCTGTGTTCGGGTTACGAATGAAGTGTCTGATGTCTCGATTAGCTGGGCCGTTTGATTTAACGACCGCGCCATCGAACACGCCATTGCGTGTGTATTCTATGTTCAGGTCTCTACACCGTTGCTTGCCTGTGCTTTCGTCCACTGACCAAACTGAGAACGCGCAGCGCACGCCATCAACGATAGCTGATGTACCGCGAATAAGGTTCCGCGCTTGCTCTGGCGTCTTGACAGGTTCGTTGTCCTTAATCTTAGCCATGTGGTGATTAACCATGACCGTTGCGCCTGTTTCGGTTGCCATCTGAGCAAGTAGGCCCATGAATGCAGCCCCAGCGGCGGGATCAGCGTTTACATCTGCGTGTACGAATGATGCCATAGGGTCAATGACGATGAGCTTGAGGTTATCCATTTCCAGCATTTGATCGTAGATGCGTTCGAACTCTGCACCCATGAGATAGCTATTGTCGAACTTCTGCATAATAGGGAACACGCCACCGAGGTTGGGCAGGGGGAGGATGCGGAGCTTATGATCGTAATGCTCACGGTATCGCTTTGGATCGAGGCGTGAGATACGTCTGTGCATCTCTCCCTTATCGTCTTCTGCCGTGATTAGGATCACATCGCCGTGTTCTGCTACGAGGCCACCGAATGCGCTTTGCATAGATGCGCCTGATGCGACCTTCATCGCGAGATCGAGTGTCATCATGCCTTTACCGCTATCGCCTGCTGCGGCAAATACTGTGGGCACTCCGAGCGGAATTGTATCGCCAATGAGGAACTTTTGCTCTGGCGGCGATCCAACGAAATACTGGTCAATTAGCAGGCTTTCGTCTAGCAGGGAGATCGGCTTTTTGATTTTGCTTTCTTGCGACTTGATAAACTTGTTAATATCAAAGCCTTCATCAATCGCGTCTGCGGCATCCCACTTCTCTTCTTTTGTAGCGGGGATTTGCAAAATCAGTGTACTTTTGGCTCCTGCTTCTTTAGCTTGCGCTTCCACAATGCGAGCGAGCTTTTTTCCAGCTTCGTCATTGTCAGGCCATAAGATTAATTCTTTGTTGCGCAGTTGCGTAAATTCAAACTTATGGGCTGTGTTTTCGGACAGCATACCCGCACCACCGATGGTGCATGTTGCAGCGTATCCTAAATCATTTAAAGCGTTGGCGCACTTTTCGCCTTCGACCCATATAACTTTATCCGCACCTAAAATGTTCGGGATGTTATACAAGGGGCGCGGTTCTGGCACGCCTTGGCGACCATTCATGAACTGGCGGAATTGTTTCTTTGGCTTACCGGAACTATCCCGAACAATTTCTCCGGTTACGTCCCGATCAAAGTATTTGCGCACAGTAACGAGAACTACACCATCCTCATCTGTATAGGCATATTCCTCTTCGAACGGCGTACTTGGGTTAATAGTTTGCTTTTGTTCGGTTTGTTGTGGAACCTGCGGCGGTGGGGATGATGCCATTACAGAGAAGTTAATGGGATTGTTCGGCTTAACAATATTTTCTGGCGGAGCAACGTAGTCTGTGGGCAGATGATGCTTGAAGTAATCTAGGCATTCTGTGAGCGAATATCCGCGACCTTCTTTAAACACCTTGCAGATACCACCGATGCCATCGCCTGATTCGAAATCTTTGCCAGTCATAAACCACGGACTGCTTGTGTCGATGTTAATGCGGAGTGATTGACCCGCTTCGCCACGCAACGAACCTAGAAAGAATTCCTTACCGCGCTGCACCCCTTGGGGGTATGTTTCGAAAAGTGCGGACAATTGGACACTACGGGGAACTTCTTCCGAAATTCTCTTTGCTACCTCTTGTGGTGTCTTGCCATATCTTAATAGATTCATTATCTTGTCCCTGTTCACAACTTAACTACTAAATATGGGATGCCGCCGACCAAGCGCGTCCCATATTTTTTACTAATTCCAGCATGTTTCACAAAACTCGCAGAACTTGCACAGAAAAAAATCTTTACTTTGCGCAACACGCGGTAGAATGTCACCAGCTTTTGATGCCGTCAAGATATTCACGGCTCGATCACTTGCCTCTTGAGCCAAGGCTTTATTGTAAGGCACTAGCTCATAATAGACCTCTGAGGTGTTTTTATTGATAACGGTAAACAGCGCAGGGTTTTCAGTTAACTCCATATAGGTCTGGTACAGAGCCAACTGAGTTGCGTATGTTTTGTTCGCTTTTTCGACGCCATGACGTACAAACCCTTTGAACTTGCTATCGTTGGCTGACTTGCACTCCCACAGCGCAGGGTAGCCCATAGCTACAGGGCCATCGCATATCACGCCGTCTATGTGACCGCGTATCTCGCCGTCAGCGATAGAGAAGCCAAATTGCTTATTGTCTTTGTCTTCTGTGCGCAGATCGAAACCAGCGTCTTTGAGCCACTTTGCAGCAAAGTCCTCAATCTCGTGGCCGAACTGGAATATACGCAGTGTACGGGCGCTAAATGCCTTGTCAGCATCTATGGGGTAGTTGAGGTATCTGTACTGTATTTTGCGCGAACACTCGTCGCCAATACTTGATGCCCCGATGTATTTACGGCGCTCTCTTTTTTGCTCACCCGCAACGACTGCTTTATCCACAGCTTCTTTGATGCTTTCCGCTACAGGATCGACCCTAGAACGGGATTGAAGTAGAGGGCCAAGTGCCTGTTGACTTAAAGTAGGTGTCTTCGAGTTGCCCAATGTTAATCTCCTGATCTAATCTTTTTGCTTCTTGGATACCGAATATCAGCGTATGTACTTGCTCTTCTGTTAAATCAGAAAACCTTGTGTTCCAGCCGAATACTCCAAGTATGTGTGCCAATTCTTTCATTGGCTCTGGTGCTGTTGAATTATCGCTCAATGCTCAATTTCCTCTCCTGTCGAAATAAGGTCTATTACCTCGTCAATTTTATCGGGGTCAATTTCGTTGTTTCTGAATCCTAGATTCATAACCTCTTCCCCTCTAACCATTATGCTTGCGGTTCCAAACATAACTGTGTTTTCAGCTTCTTCTATGTGGGTGTTGATTACATCATTCGCCACTGACTGAATTTCATTAAGGTCTTCGCTATTTTTTACCCAACAGATCAATTCATATTCAGAGCTTTCTATCGTCTGTTTTTCTGATTCGACCATAAATAGGTACATTTCAAAGCGAGCCATTTTTATTCCTTGCTGGACAATTCGTTGCCACACGCCAAGTAACCACAGCCGTCGATCCAGTTGTCTGCATTTTGGGGATTGGATTTTATGCGAGCAATTTTGAGCATAGCCATCATAGCCCCTACGTCATGCGGCTTGATTAACGTGTCTAAGTAAATCGACCATAGGTTTGCTATAGTTGTCAGGTTTGACTCCATATCACCATGCGTAGCGGCACGATCCTTGGTGACATATTCCTTAGCCGTATCTAATGTTTCAGATCGTTCCATGTTCTTCTCCCGTTAGTCTTTCCCAGTTATCTGCAATCAGTCTATCAATTTGTGTTCGATTAAAATAGTATCCCAAACAACATGCAGCTTTGTACTTTGTCCAAGAGAAATCCATTTCGCTGATCTGCACGCCTTTATTGCGCAGAATTTCTTTTTGCTTTGGCGTAGCGGCTTGGTTAAGCCACCGCTTTGACTTGTTTGCTGCGCTACTATCTTCAATCTCGCGCAAGAAATCATCCGCTGCGGCCATCGCTTGCACCTTCTCACCGATAGATACCACTCTAACGCGCCCTGTCTGCGGCTTTACAATCGCCATCCAGTAGTTTCCGACCTTCGCCACCATAGTAAAGCCTTGGAAGCCTGTAGCCATCATTGCAGTGCCAAGACCATATGGATCAATCCACATGAATGGTGACATTTCCATGAGATCGTATTCGGTCATGACGAAGTTGTGCAATTCGTCTTTTTGCTTTTGCTGGAACTCGTGTTCACAGATTGGGCAGACGCGCGTATTTGTTGCGACTTCGCTTTCGCACTCTGGGCAAACCTTAGTGGGAGCTTCCTCTCCTTCGCGCTTCTCTGCACCGTCTAGGTTTGCTGTTTCATCTAGCGTACCATGCGTGATGATTGATGTGCCAAAGTCCATGACGATGCAATCGGTCTTGATGGTATTTGGATATAGCTCAGGATCAACGATGCGCAGTCCACGACCGATCATCTGCACCATTGTGCCCTTCTGAGAGCATGGGCGTGTCAAGACAACACACGAGACTGGGGGTGCATCAAAACCCTCTGTCAGCACCATTACGTTGACGATCACTTGCAGATCACCGAACTCAAGATCGTGCAGCATTTCGGCGCGTTTGTCTTTGGGCGTTTCTCCCGTAACAAAATTGGCTTTGATGCCAGCGCGAAGGTAGGCTTCGCAAACGTGTTCGGCATGTAAGACGGTTGAGCAAAACACTACTGTCTTGCGATCACCAGCTTTCTCCATCCACTCATCCACGATACGTTCGTTGATGACTTGGCGATCCATAATCGCTGCGACCTCTTCCATGTCGTACTCTTTGCCACGGCGCGTCACATTATCCAGTTGGTCATTAACGCCCAGATCAACGACATAAGATGTAGGGCGCACAAGAAATCCTTCGCGGATTAGTGTCGCCATTTCGATCTGGTGTGCGCAGTTGTTGAATACATCGCGCAGACCCTTGCCATCCCCCCGGTTTGGAGTGGCTGTAAATCCCACAATCTCTGCGTCTTCGTTGTCTTCGATCACAGCGTCGATCACCTTGCGATAGGTGTCTGCGGCGGCGTGGTGGCTTTCGTCGATAACTACCATGTCAAACTTCGGGCGTTTGCGCAGGTTATTATCTCGCGACATTGTTTGAACCATTGAGAATACAGCTTCGCCGTCCCAATGCTTTACAGTGCCGTTCACAATGCTTGTTGTGATGTATGGGTTAACGCGCTCGAACTTCTCTTTGTTCTGCTCAACTAGCTCATCCCTATGCTGGATGATTAGAACGCGCTTTCCCTTTTTGTATCTCTTGCCAACAAGGGCGGATAACATGATCGTTTTGCCTGCACCTGTGGGCGCGACTACGAGTGTGTTTTTGTGTTTGTCTAACGCTGTGCAAGCGTCAGATACAGCAACTTCTTGATAAGGTCTAAGTAACATAGCTCAATCCAAATACTTAAAATCAGACAAAGGAATATGGACAACAGGTTCTACATCCTGCCAATCTCCACGATCAGTGCGACCACCAACAAGTACAGGCCAACCATAATTGAACGATGTATAACCTGTTCGGTCTTTCCACTTTACAACAAGAACACTAGATAATCCGCAAGCGTCCTGTAAGTTTTTAGCCGCTGATACTTTCGCTAAAGAAAGAATATATGTCCTGTATTTATCGTGAGTATTTTTTCGAATTTTTACTTCGCAAAATCCTGTGACTGCTTCACCAACCATTAGGCAGTAATCAAGGTGATATTGTTTAGGCATTTTTTCAAAACGTAACGGCGACCAGTAATTACAAAAACTTGAAATTACACTTTGCTCATTAATCAAATCTTGACTTGTCTCATACGTTGGACGCATGTGATTTCTCCTATTTGCTAGAATAGTAAGTTGGGGGGTTCGCGGCCCACGGCCCCCCTATCCGTGGTCTAGCAGGCGCGGAATGGCCCTGCCGCTAGATTACCTTTGCGCCCAAGAAGGAACTGCACCGCTATTTTGTGCAGGAGCTTGTGGTGCAGCATTCGGAGCAATTGTGGTTTGTTGCATTGGAATACTGCCTTGGGGCAAAAATTCTGAGTTATCCGGCGTGAGAGCAGCCATAAGTTGGTTATTGTCTTTATAACCGTTGGTGCCCTTCTTAATGCCAACCTTAGCGCAAATCTCCATACCGCTCAAGTCCATCATACTGCTGATGTTGCGGTTTTGTTGCGCTTGTGGAGATACGTCCGCTGGGCTGATGTTTCGTGCGCTTTCGACAATAGACTTCAACGTGCGCAGACCAATCTCTTTAGCAAGAGGCATACCGCTTGGGCCAATCTTATCGCCATCTACGAATACGCTGTGCCAAAACTTGCGGCGGTCATACTCGCCACCGATGATTGTGAACTCAAGGTTCATCCACTTAGCGGATGTGCTTTGTGATTTCTTGAACCATGCGCCTTGACCGAATTCAGGCAATTCGATGTCGCCCTGTTGAACAAGAACTACTGCGCGAACCACAGAGCCACTAGGAATCAGAGAAAATTCTTGGTTATTTGGGTTTTCGTCTGCGGGTACATTATTAAAATTAAGCATTATACTTCTCCTTCGCTAGAAGTTTGAGTTGTAGGATCGACAAACGTAAGATCGTTGTCGGTTAATGGTGAGCCACTATTCATCTTTTCAATCAGCTTGCCAAGATGCGGCTCTTCTAATACGTCGAGACGCCCAGAACGGTCCTTGGCTGGGTAGCCCCATTCGTTTAGCGGCTGACATACAAAGGCGCGATACTGACCATGATCTCCTGAGAGAACTGCCATTGTGATAACTTCGTCCACAATTCCCGGCAATTCACGACCAGTCTTTGCGCCTTCGATCTGCATGTTGTATTGCTTGCGACCGTAATCGTCTGTGACTTCATCCAAGATGCCGACAAAGATCACGTTCTTTGTGCGGATGTGCTGAATGTGTGTAAGCCACGACATCATCTCACGACCGTGCATTCCGTAAACAGCGCGAGTATCGACCTTGCCAGAACGCTCAGAGCGCGCTTCAGGCTGTTGTAAGCACCACTGGAAGCACAAACGTCCTGCTACGGTGATTGAGTCCACAAACAGCGTATCGTACTTCTGCCATACGTCTGAGGAGTCGCCATACATCTGCGCCACATAGTCGTAGTGCGACTGACCATATGGCTGGTCTTCTGATAAGGATGGGTTTGCACCGCCCAAGAAGCACGCAAGGTCACGACATTCTACCCATGTGCGAGGACGCACAACATCGATAGGATGTCCTTCGATTGCTGTATCACCAGCTTCCAAGTCCATAAACAAGGTAGTTGCTGGATTGAGCGTGCGAGCCAGTGTGGTTTTACCCACACCGCTTGATCCACACACCACAATCTTGTGGCCCTTTTTCTCAGCTAAACGCTGATCTGCTGTGATAATCTGCAAAGCCATTATTCTACCTCCTCGACTGTAACGCGGCCTGTCTCTACTGTACGGCACTCTTCAAGCTCACTTCTGATAGCTGGAGGTGCGGCTGTGAATTTGCGCTCTTCTACGGCAAACGTCAGCTTTCCGTAGTGATGTGCATCTTCTGGAGACATAGCGTTCAACTTGTCACGCAGCTTGTCTTGATCCCATGATACTTTCTTACCAACAGTTACCTTGAGCCTTTGGTTGCCCTCTGTGATTTGGGCAGTGCCAAAGTCTTTACCGTTGGAGCGCAGCACATCTTTTGCTACAGGTAGAAATATATCTGAGAGTTGTTCTTCAACGTCTTTGAGTTCAAGGCGCATCTCACTGATGACGTACTTGAGTTCGTCTCGACGCTCGAATAGCTCACGACTGTTCATGTCGTTTCCTTTCCGCTTTAAGTTACTAGAGTCCCAAACATAACCATATGGCGTGGGGTACGTCAAGCACTTTTTTTAGAAAGAAATATTTCTATGCCCAGACAGGCCTTCATGAGCTTCTTTTTTAGTTTAAATTCAGGAGTTTCAACGCCCTTGGCATCTTCAACAATTTCGTGCCACTCGCCGTCCTTGTCTTCGCGCTTGTAGCGGAAGTCAGCAATATAGGCGCATATCTTTTGTTCGTTAACGATCAGGTTGTAGCGCACTTGTAGCTCTAAGTCTTTAACACGCCCAGCGCGTTCGAGCGACTTGATGTACAGATAGCGTTCGCCTTCCCACTTAGAATCGAACTTGATGCCATCTATCGTGACCTTCTTATTTCCATACTTGGGTCTTGACCCACGCCGCTTGGGATTATATACAGTTGAAAAGGTCATTTATGGGAAGGAATCTCCAATGCCAAACCCCGGTAAGTACAAATCCGTAGGTGTTTCTATAGACGCTTATGACAAGTTGGTAGCCATTGCGGATCACGAGGATCGTGCGATTGGCCGTCAGCTTTCGCGTATGATTGAAGAAACATACGAAAACATTCGGCTTGATGTCAAGCCGTCCTATACGATCCCAGCCGCTTCGGGAATTGGTGGGATCGCGTCAGTCATTGAAGACTAGAGTAAACCAGCGTTACCTAATCCACCTAGTAAAGTCGATGCAATGTACGGGTTAGATTTCGCTCTTTCCCGTAAGTTCATTTGCTGTCTAATGACTTCTGGATTTATTGACTGAGTTATTTGCATGTCATCAATAGAGACTGGCATTGCAACTTCTGGAACACTTGTTCGGGTTGGAGCGGGTGCGGGGCCAACAGCCTCTTGATCTGCCAGTAACGCTCTTGCGCCACCTTGACGAATCGCAGTCTTTCCACGGTTAGCGGCTTGCAATCCTGCGAGTAAACCTTGCCCAGCACCAGTTGCTCGCTCTGTAAGAGAGGCACCAGAGCCTGTGACCTGAGCAAATGATTCATTCAGCACTTGTGATAAACTTTGCGCGGTGGCTTGTGGGCTTGTGCGGCCAGCCTTTAATTCTATTGCCGCTCTTATGGTTTGTGGGTTGTTGAGAACATAGTTCAATGCTTTGAACCTAATTCCCTTTTTGAAGTTCTTAGCTGGGTTTGTGACCATACCTGTGCGAATAGCGTCTGCTGCAAGAGAGCCTGCGCCAGTTTTACCCGTATCGCTGAGAAGAACTAACATGTCAGAAAGCTCTTTAATGTCTGCAACTTGCTGCTTACCCAAAACTTTGTTTAACATGTCTGGCTTGTAAGCCTCTAAAGCCTTTCGTAGCGAAGACGCTGCTGCTTCATTTACAAATATATCTTCATCTACTGAGCCAAGAATATCACTTATAATTGTTCGTTTTATTGTTTCTTTGGCTGCGTCATTGCCGTCAAAGAACTTCATAACTCTGTCCATTTGTGAGGCAGAGGTGTTTTTGTTTAGGAGAATAGTAGCTGCCTCTTCAGGCTGTATGGTTCCGTCAGCCAAATCCTTCAAGGCTTTGGAGGACAGTGCTTTTTCAAGACCGATCTGAGCATCCTGAACGCTACGCAATGTTGTAATGATGTCATCGCTAGGATTCTGAGCCACAATCCTTTGCATCATTTGGTCGTCAATTTTCTTGACGCCATTAAAAGAAAGAGCTTTAGCCAGATTCTGAACTTCGCCCCACTGATCTTCAAACAACAGCTTGCCAGACTTGCCCAGCTTCTTAATCTTGTTGTTAAACTGAACACCATTGAAGGCTAATGGATCACCGAAGTCTTTGTTCGCTACCAGCAATGCGTCATCGAGATAGCTCTTCGCCAATGTCTGGCGTAGCTCATCACGACTTATTTGTGATATAGAGCTATCGGCAGCATTCAAGACTGCGGCTATTCTTTTAGGGCTATCAGTAATTCTGTCAAAAAGACGACCTGCCGTTAGCTTTACGTTCTCACCTGAATCACCAAGATTCCGAATGATCCCTAAAGTCTCTAGCTCGTTAAACAGCTTGATCTCACTTCGGTAAGCATCGCGAGCATCTAGCAATTGACCCATCGCTTTTTTGACTGTTTTTGCGTTTTGAGGCCCACCTACACCTGTGAGCTTCAGGCCACCAGATTTATAATTACTAGGGTCCATCATGCGATCAATGTCGCCCTTCAAGCTATTTAACAGGCGTCTAGGTGTGGTGTCTTTGATTCCCAGTGCTGGGTCCATCAGTGTGTCGTTTATATTTTTGCGAAGCTCTTTCAGGCCGTTGAAGGTTGTGAACCCTTCCTTAGCACCAGATGAATTCAACTGATCTATCTGACGGCCTATCTCCAAAAACTCATCAGGCGCAACTTTGTTCGCACCCGCGTACTGACTGTCTATAATGTCTCCGAATCTGGTCTGCATTGCCTTTATATCAAAAATAGGCAATTCTCCGCCGACAACTTCTCTTGTAACGCCATTGAGTGTTACAGGGCCTTTCACTTCGGACAAAGTGTCGTCAACCAACTTGAACTGTTGCTTGCTTTGTTTCATGAACTCTTCGTAGTTCTTAACAAGGGACTCAAGAACGAAATCGTCTATCTCTCCACCAGTCTTTGTGGTTTTGGTGAGCATAGATATTGTGTCATCAATAGCTTTCATGTGAGCGTCTTGTGCAGACTTCAATCCAGATTCAAGCTGTTTAGCCTTTTGCGGAACTGAGTCTTTTATTACTCTAGCCAAGTCATCAATGGTAGAAATGCCAGCTTCCCCAAGCAATTTATCACGCTCGTTTAGGGCAAATCTAATATTCGTCATGGCTCTTTTTTGTTCGTTGCCGCCTATAGCCCCTGCGATCTGTGATGTCTTTGATAGGCCAGCGGGAAGACCTGCCGCGCCATAGCTAGGCAAGCCCGGAACATCCGCGTCCATAATTTTTAAAGCAAGGTTAGCCTGATCTGCACCTAGCTCGCGTTCGACTTGGCCCATAGCACGAGCGCCTGCGTTTACGCCTTTACCAGCCGCACCTATTGCAGCTTTGCCAAGTTTAAAGATAGCGTTACCCGCGAAGTCCAAAGTACCCGCAAGGGCAGCTTCTCTTGCTACATCAACACCAATTTCGCCTAAAGACTGTCTTTGAATGCCCAATAGGCTTTCAATACCTTCTTCAGCCGCTTGACCTAAGCCTGCGCCAGCGGCTGCACCAGCCGCGCCTGTCACCAAGCCCGGAGCGCCTAAGATGCCACCAATAACCGCGCCAATTGTTTCGGGGGCAATACCTGCTAAATCTGATACGTCCCGAAAGCTAAGACCTTCTTCCTCAAGAATAAGGTTTTGACCAATAGGCTCCATGCCTTGACTAACCTGACCAGCCTCAGTCAGTGCGAGACGACCTTTTGAGTCTTTTGTGTAGCCTTCTTCACCCACCATTTTACGCAGAATAAGTTCTTTTTCTTCTGGGGTTTCTCCAAAAGAAACTAGAGAACGTATCTTGCCACCAGCGCCAGTTTCGTAATCAAAACCTTCGTCTCTTCCTGAAAGTGACTGGTCTAAATCGGCAAAACTTTTAGGGCGGCTCATGCCAAGAGAACTGCCTTGAGACGCTCGAAACTCTTTCAACAAGTCTTGAGGAGACCGTTCTGCTTTTTGACTATCTCTAAATTGACGCAGTTGCTCTTGAGGGGTCATTTCAAATCTCCACGCTATTTAAAGTCATCTAATGTATAATTAGTACCATAAGTTTTGTTCATTGCGTCAAGTTCAGCTTGAGTAGGCACGTCTGAAACATTTCCGCCAAACTTAATTCCTGCGTTTTGCTCCAGCCACCCTACAGCACGATCAAGGTTTCTTTGAGGCTTCAAGACAGTCAAGTCATAAATTTCATCAAGTTGCTTTTTAATCAACTCAACGTCACCACTTGTCCAAGAAATCTTGCCAATACGATCTTTAACAAGTTGTCGATCAGTATCCGAGAGGGTTTTTCCAGACTCTTTTAAAATGTTTGTAGCCTCATCAATCGCTAGATTGTTCAACATACGCTTGGCGTCTGATACTGTGCTTGGCATATCCCCCGCAGCAATACCAAAATTTCTTAATGTTTGCTTCATTCCACCCAAAATTTGTTTTGGAACAGATATGCCCTCATTTAAATTAGCTATCAAAACTTCAAACTTTTTTGCGCCTGAGTTAATACTGTCTTGGTACTCTATAAAGCGTTGAGCGATTGTTTCGGGGGTTTCAGCCAACTTAAACGAAGTTGGCGTAATTCCTTTGTAGTTTGATGCGGCAGGCGCAGCTAATACTTGAAGTTCAGGTGGAACATCATCAGCTTTTCCTCCGATCAAAGATACTCGTTCATATGAATCCCATTGGTCCCCAAGGTCAACGCCTTCTGCACGTTTCTCTAAAATAGCCATGCGATCAGAGCCATTAACAAAATCAAACTGCTTTTCAAAGTTTGGGTCCATGATTAGCTTGTTAAGCTCATATTTATTAAGATCAACAAACTGACCCTGATCGAAGCCTTCAAACTCAGAACCTTCAGCGCCTTTTTTGTAAACCCAATACTTGCCACGATCCATAGCCTTTTCGCGCGCGGCTGCTCGCTTTGCAGTATCCGCAGACTCCATCTCTAGGGCATACTTGCCACCAGCCAGAGCGCCCTGTCTAGCGCGCTCCTTCGCTCGCTGTAACGCAGGCATTGCCTTGTCGCCAGCTTCGCCAACAGACTGTAGCATCTTGCCAACATTGAATTTCTTGCCTGCCTTGTTTTGCATAAGAGCAAGACCAAACGCCATAAGAGCGTCTTTCTTGTCTACTTTGCCGCTAGTATTAATGCCCGTAGCTTCTGAGAATGCCTTTTTGTACTCTTCAATAGTCCGCTTTTTAGGGGCATCTGGACCCGCACCACGAGCAGCTTCAAAAAAATCATCCATAGCCGCAAGGAAGCCTTCATCGGCTTGCTCTTGAGTGACCGCAGCTTCAGAAATACCCATAGAGTTTAAGCCACCTTGCGAACCTGCAAGTTTTGCCTCATTTGCTCTAAATGCTTCTGCGGCTTCGCCTTGTGCTTTTTTCTTAGCGGCTTGCTCCATTTGGTATTCTACGTCTAAACCAGACATATCTATTTCTGGCAATTCTAGTGCTTGATCCGTAGCAGAATCTAATGGAAGACCAAGACCTCCAAACTCACCTTCACGGTTGGCTAGTTCAGCGGCGGCAAGTGCGTTTCCAGCTTCGGCTTGATTTGCGAGAACGCTAGGATCAATTCCTTTATAAGCACCTTTTGCCCTGTCTTCGAAAAAAGAATCTATGCCTCCTATGTCGGAAAAGTCACTGCCCAAACCGGGAAACTCAGTGCTAACAGGCATTCTACCCAAACCTTGCCCTTGAGCCATCTGTAAAAATTCTTCTGGCGTCATGTTGGCAAATGGGTCTGCGCCGTAAATTCCTGATAGTTCAGCCATGATTTACCTCTTTATTGTGCGCCTTGGTAGGTAGCATACATGCCTACACCTTGAAGGAATGGGTTAGGAGACTGTGACGGTTGCTGCGTATAAGCTCCGTACATTGAGGCAGATGGAGCGCCAGTCAGGAAGTTCTGAGCGTAGCTATAAGGCGCAAGAACCTCTTGAGTGTATCCAAGCTGGTTCTGACGCTTGAACTCTTCAGCTTGCTGATCGTACTCACGCTGTTTGCCACCAATGCCGTACATGTAGCTAAGGTCAGCGGGAGCCATGCCAGCGTAGGCAGTACCAATGTCAGCGGAAGTTCCAGCCAACGCGCCGTAGCCCTTACCGATATTAGCCTCTGCCGTACCGAGATTGCCAACTGCCGATCCCAAACCACCAGTCAAACGGCCTGCTTCAAGGTTGCGTTTGTTTTCGTCTTCTTCCGCACGAGCTTCTGCTTCTGCACTAGATAGCCCCATGCTGCGATACATATCAGCGGCTTTCAGCATACGGTTTTCAGCGTCTTGGAACGCACCCACTTCAGCAGAAAGCTGTGATCCAGCCAAAGAGCCAAGTGCTGTACCAGCGGTTTGTTGCCGCTTTTCGCCAGACTCAAATGCGCTTTGACGGGCGTTCTCAACTGCCTGAGCAATTGAAGTTTCAAGCTGCGCACCTGTAAGGCCACGCGCTTTGCCATCTTCAAAGGCTTTTTGTCTTGCGCTGTTGATCATTTGTTCGGCATTCATAGTGCGTGATGCACCTGACTCGAATGCTTTCTGACGAAGCTGCTCTTCTGTCTGTGACAGGCCAGCAGACGTTCCAGCCGCAGCCAATCCACGGCTTGCCGCATCTTCAAACGCCTTTTGCTCAATAGTTGTGCCACGAGCGCCTAGCTCTCCTGTGAGGCCAGATGCTTGTAGCGCACGTTTGCGAGCGGCTTCATCTGTTGCCATCGCACTTGCCAACGCTTTGTCATATCCTTGCGACATCAAGTTAGCTATTGTGTTTTGCTTTGTTTCTTCGATAGCGCGTTCTGTTTCAGCAGCTTGTACGCCTGCACGAGAGCCACCAAATGCGCCTGCGCTTATTGCTTTTGCTGCGTCACCTTGACGACGCTTTGCGCCCTCACGGTTGATTCTATCCATTGCCGCATCAACGACTTGAGCCTTGTAAGGGTCCATGAATGCTTGCGTTGCGGATGATGGGTCAAATGATCCAAGCCCCTGCTCTGCGAGTTCAAATGCACGACCTGTTCCACGCTCAAATGCTTCACGCGCTCCAAATTCACCTTCGCCAGCTTTTTTCAGGGCGTCACGAGCTTCGCCTAAACCACCGCTAAGTTGATAGTCACCTGTGCCTTTACGGAGATTTGCCTCATCAACACCAAACGTCCCTTGCGCACCCGTGATGCCTGATCGTGCTGTATCATAAGCATTTTTATCCACGCCGAACACATCACGCCCGCCTTCGATAGATAAGCGAGCATCGCCGTATAGATCATCGGCTCTTGTCTTGGCGTCGAATGCTTGGGTTCCTGCGTCTGCCTTGGTTCTCGCGCTTGTAAGCGCAGTGTCGTATATGCTTTTTGCGTCTACACTGCCCGTGCCAGCATCAATGTAAGTCTGGGCATCTGGAAAGTAATCAGTAAGGGCATCCGCAATGGTGGTTGCACCAGTTTTGAACTGATCAGCGGCATCTGGAAGATAACGAGCTTTGCCCTCTGCATCCATGAAGTATGGGTTGGCGCGATCCATAAACGCTTGACGCTCTTCAGGAGTGTCAAATGTTTCGTAAACAGCACTTTGAAGCGGGTCTTCACTAGCTTGAACGTAATCAGGAACTTTGAATAAGTCTGGATACGCTTCCGCATCCATAATACCGCCCTGAAGAACGCCGTCCTCGTCTGGTACACCAAATATCTGAGACAGCAACGCCTCATCGTATTCTTGCATGTACGCAGGGAGTTGGCGTATGGCTATACTTGTGGTTGGGTCGCTCATTACGCTTTCCTCTCTAGTCGGTCCATCATGCCGTACATTTTGTTGATACCGCTATTTAAGTTGCCGTTTCCAGCACCTTTTACCGCATCGCGGGTCATTACAAACTCTCCAGCGGTTAGCATCGCTGGGACATCATCTTTTGTCCCAGAACCCTCGCTTGGCATAATGCCACCGTTTCTGCGAGGGAAGTATGCCACTCCACCGTCAGCGTATTGTGGAACACGACGATCAGGAAGTGGACGTGGCTTTAAGCTAATTGGCCCTTCTCCAGCGCCACGCTCGAAACGCGCTCTGTTGCCATACGGATCAGGGTCCACATCTTCGCTGAACAGACTGTCTAATAGCTGAGAGCCAAGCCCCATTGCTATAGATTCACCAAACTTTGTGTTTAGCATTTTACCTATAACGCTATCAGGGTTAGTGCCAAAAAACTCACCAATGCCCATAAGACCTTCAGCGCGCTTAGGACCTGCTGCATCTTTTAGATTATTGGCGATTATTTGTTCTGCCGCTTTGCTTCCTTCTTTACCGCCAAAAGCGGTTAAGGGATTAGAACCACCTGTTAACTGGTTCACAACTCCGGGGTCAGCATCCATCATGCTATCTAAAAACGGAATTCCAGTTCCACGGCCTGACATAGCTCCAAGTCCACCACCTACAGCAGCACCAAGAAGCGCGTCACGCAATGACACGTCTTTGCCCTGCAACTTACGCAGAGCGGCATTACCAATGGCCCCTTGAACCGCAGGGTTAGAAGCGGCTTTGGTCAAGAATGGAATTAATTTATCAAGAAAAAACTCAGGCTTTCCAGTCATAGGATTTATGCTGTTTTGACCTGACCCAACGACATAACGCCGAGGGTCAGCGCCTACATCTTGAAACGCACGACCAAGGCCGCGAGCCACTTGAGGGTTTCTCTGCAATACTTCGCGAGGAACAACTGTCTCACCGGGGGTGAGGTGCGCCATCGCCGTGTCGCCGTTTCTCCCGTAGCGTTCCATGTTTTGCATTGTGCTAACCTCGTCGTTACTTATCTAAAACTACCAAATATTCCTGAAAAATACTAGAGTGTTGATCCAGAAATTGCTTCAGGCATCGTAACCTGAACATTTGTACTTCTTTTTTCTGATCCTGTCCAATTTTGACCGCAATTTGGGCAGTTTCCTTCTGGATAGGATGCTATTTCTTCTGGCGTATCTACCGCATTTTCGCAGTTTGCGCAATGAACCGTGTCCACGCTACCAGATGGACGCCATGTAGAGCCGTTAGACATTGTAATAATTGTATCATTCATGAGATTGTCACCGTCACTGTTCCTACTGTTCCTGTTGCTTGAGAGCCTCTGACATACGGAGAATAAGCCAAAGGCACACGAAGTTGCCCATTATGCTCAAACACCGCGCCAGCTTCCAAACCGCTGTCGTCTGTTTGCAAGTTTGTAAATACTGTAAACGTGTTACGCCCTTCGCCGGGGTTTTGCATGTTCTGCAAGTACGTTGAGTAAGACCGCAGAACCTCCGCAAAATACTCTTGGTTGTAAACATCAGGAGGTATGGGGAAGTATGGGAGGTTTAGATTCCTCGACATTAACGTCTCCCGTCAGGTCTGATTTCCACTCTTGGAGAACCAAGCCTCCAGCCAACACCCGTGTCATCTGTTTCGATTCTAAACGCAAACGATCTACCTCTAAGCCGAACAAATATCTGTTCTGTAAATTGCTCAACCGGGACAGATGCAGTTTTTGCAACCGAACCATTGTTCGTGTTAGTGTAATTACCACCGGGGAAGTTACGCACCTTGAGAGTCATAACGGCGCTAGGTGTAGGGTTGGACGAATTTCGGAACGTCATGTCTGGGATCATCCGCCTCATAAAGACAAATTGTTCGCCTTCGCCCAAGTCCATCTGGCTACTTTCGATATACGATGTTATCGCTGTCGCAGGTGAAGTGCTGCCGTCATCAAAGCCGATTTCCTGCAAGTAAAGATAGTGATCAGAACCAGCAGCAATTGGGTCAGAATTAACACCACGATCCAGCCAAACTGTACGGTTTAGCGTTCCATAGTACCATATTTTTTGATCGTAGTTGTACGTTACATAACTGTCGTTTTCGTTGCTAGAAGCAGACGGATAGAACCATGTGACTTCAGAAAATGCAGTGTTTGTTGACGCAGTAACTTTTTGCAACTGATCGTTGTTGATGTTGGAAAAGACGTAATCGCGTACTGAACAGGGCAAACGCTGAACTGCACCACCGTAGACGTAGAACTCTTCAGCACCCATCCAGAACACATTATCCTCAACAGCGATAGCCGAAAGCGGTCCAGCTATTGTAAGGTTTGTAGAAATTTCATTAATACCGAAAGTAAACGGCGGCCCTAAATACTGCATCGCGTGTAGCGATACATCTGTAAATACAAGAACTTGTTGGCGTGTCTCAATCGCTGTAACGATTTCAGAACCGGAGCCAATACGCAAATCACCAGCAGTGTTTGTGACCGTAGACTGCCATTCCAATATGTTTTCTTGATCAGAAAACCTAATCAACAAAGGGTCTTGAACTCCGGGTTCCAACTCTGAATCACACCCAAAGGCAATAACATGACGATCTCGGTCTGAAACCAAGACCTGCTTTGCAATCGTTGGAACCTTGTTAGCCCCTGCAATCGAAGCTAATTCTACGGCTCGACCCATTGGATTAACAGCTTTCGTGCTTTTATCCCAATAGTATATATCTGCATTTCGCACGTTGATGATTAAATCCTCACCAAAATTGTCATGCGACCAAATACGAAGCGTTTGACCAGATGCAGACAAAGACGTACTGGAACCCCAAGCGCCACGGCTCCAAACCCCCGCACCCCAGCCATTACCAGATATTGTTGTATCAAGACCTGTATTGATTTGGTAAGTTCCAACAACAGAAGACCCTCCGTTTCCTAAATCAGTTGCTGTGGCAAAAACATAGATTGGGCTTAGTCCCGTTGTTGTCGTAATGCTAGGTATTGTAGAAACCTCACGAACCTCGACTTGGTAACTATCATCACTAATAATTGAAGTTATTTGATATTCTTGATTCAAAACATTAGCTGCAACTGCGTCACCCAATGTTACAGCACCAGAAAATGTCACGAAGTCGTTGTCTAAGGCCCCATGGTCTGTGTCAAAAACAATTATTGTTGCGCAATCAACCGCATCTCCAGACGTATGCGCAGCAGGTGTTGTCCCGTTTTGTCCGCGAACACATCCTGTCAAATCATTTCCTGAAACAGAAGCATAAGTAATAATTTCACTGTTAATCTTAATGCGACCAGACTCGGGAAAGCCTGATGCAGACGATAGCGTTATCGTTGAATCAATTATTTCTACGTTTGCACTCAAGGTGTTTGCACTTGCAGAAAATGTTACATCTCCCGCTGCTGTGGTAGATCGAATAGGTGTAATGTCGCTATATCCACCACCTTCATTGATATAATACTTGAGATGCGTTCCAACACCTAAATAGTTTGATCCATCGAGCGCGATCCAAGGATGCAATGCCCGACAAGTCCCTAAAAAAGCGTTGCTGGATTGCTTGATCCAACCGCCAATCTTTTCAGGGTAGCCAAAGCGAAACCTCACTTTGTCCATGTCAAACCAACCACCTTCATTGCTATATGAGGTAGTTTCGCGGTTGATACCGGGGCGGAATTGAAGTTTCTGTAACGGCATCAGCAATCTCCTATTAAGGCGATTATACACAAAAGTTAAATTTACACCAGTGTTCGGTTAGTCGATTAGTTCAAAGTGTGGGCCGTCGATAAATGGGGATTTTCCTTGGCTGCGGCGCAAGTCAACGTAGGCATTGTACGCTTCTTCCATTGTTCCATCCCACTCTCGAATGTCGTTGATATGCCAAGAAGCGCCCCATCGCACAGCCACGCCCACGTCAATAGCTCCCTGCTTCACAGCATCCGCAATGTCAAAATACAACTTTATTTCCCACGATGCCCGAGAACCGACATAAGCCATGAGGTCGAGAGCGTTGCCGTCAATGTGCTTAGACTTCATAGTTTTTGACGCACCTTTGTTATAAAGCTCACGCTGCTCTTCAATGGTTCTTAGTCCACAAATTACACCAAAGTCGGTATTTGTGTGGCCTATAGCTGCTTTTGCAACGGCTACTAGCCGCTCGTCTACGCCTTCCATTCGGTCAAGACTGCGTTGTGATAGTTTGTATGTCATTTCATTTCCTCTTAAACAAAGCCTGCGCACCCCGAACGCCAAAGCTGGCGCTTATCGCGATACCTAAGCTGTAAAAATACCAGTCCGGCGCTTTGGAAAGTTGCTCAAACCCACGATCTACCCACCCTTCTGCACCGGGAATGAAGGCTAAAATCAACGGGATTGACAGCACAATTACAAACCATTCGTCTTTCCAGCTTGATTTTGCGCCCTCGGCCATGATGCGCTCCCAGTCGGCAACGCTAGTCTTCTCAGAAAGAAGTATCTGTGCCTTGGCTTTAGCCTCGGTCAACTTTAACTCGGCAGCGGCAGCGTTTTTATCAGCTTTACCTTGCAGCCAAGAGCCCGCGAGGTTGGCTATCGGTCCTAGTGCGGCAGTGAATATACTCATTTTCTACCCATCCATGCTGTTGCGCCCATAAATGCACCGACGATTCCTGCGCCGCTAATATAAAAAAGGTTGCTTATGTCGCTAAGTGCCGTGACACGGTCCAAAGGTATAAAGAACATTGTAACCGTAAAGACGCCCATGCCTATCAGTGTCCAACGGGCCATGCGCAGTTGAGCTAGGTGTTTGCGCAGCGCATCTTCAGTCTCTCTAATCTCTTTGGCCTTCATCATCTCCGCGTCAGAAACAATTCCATCGCCATCCATATCGTAAGCATCGTACTTACTTTGGTCTTCTAACTTTTTTGCCGCCATCTTCTATACTCCTTGCAGATGTCTCTGCTACTCTCTTGTTTGACGTTATTATAACGATATTTCCTGATTTGTCATATACAACGTACTTTCCATGTTTATTCTGGTATAACCTCAAAGCAATACACCACCGTGGTACTGTTTGTTATCAACACTTTAGCCCTCTCAAGCTCTTCTTGGCACTCCAACTCTGTTGGAAATTGCTCAAGCTGGTAATGCTCTAACTTATTGTTTGTAAACATGAACCACACTAAGAACCACATTACCACTTCCCCTGTTGTTTTCCGAGAAAGTACCCAACGACAACAAGACCCGCTATTCCAGATAAACCAACTAGAATACCTACAGTCCACTCTATTAGGGCGCGTTTGAGTTCTGCCTTGCGGTAAACCTCTTCTTTACGCTGCTTTCGCATCTGCGCCTCAATGTGCAGCACTTCCTCCCAAGCGGACGGTCCGTACTGAAAACTGATGAAGTTTTTGATTTCCTTGCGCATTTCGGACATCTTTTTCTTCTGCGCAAATATCTCAATGGCGCTGTGCGTGTCCGACCCCCTGAATGAATACCACGGAGGGTTCTTAACCTGCTCTTCGGCAAAGGAAAAATCGCTGTAAGCCTTGCCCCACTTACCAAGCTGCCCTGTAATATCTTGCAATTCACGGCCTACGGCAACGCCCTGCTTGATGGCGTTATAAGCAGATGTGGCGAGGCCAACGGCTGTGATAGGATCAATCATGTGTCCATGTACCTCTCAGGGCAGTAAGCGTCTGAATGGACAACGTGCCGTTTATCGTACCATTGACCGTTCTTTCCGCCCGGTGCACCACAGTCGTAGTAGCAAGCCTTATAAAACTTTGTGCCGTAGTTGTTTACGAAAGTGTGTCCGTACCCGACAAATACAAGAACACACCACATTTCACCGCTCCATCAAGCGGTCTATTTTCTCTTCAAGGCGGTCAAACTTATTCATAATTTGCGAGAGAACTTCAGAACTGTCAGACTTAGTGACGTATTCTTTAGCCATCTCTTCGCGGGTTCTGTTGAGCAGAATGGTGACGCGCTTTATCTCATCGTGCTGGGATTTAATCCACCACCCTAAACCGCTGATTACTGCGGCAAATACTAGGTTCAAAAGCGCGTCCATTTCCATTAGTTTACAACTTCTGCTTCCTCGACTTCCTCTGGGTTCTCCAGAGATTCAGCCAAGAGTTCTACGAACTTCTGACGCCCAATAGACAGTTGGTCCAAGTTGAACTGAGCGTTGCCCAGCTTGCGGTCCAAATCCTGAACGTGGTTGAGCAGAGCTTTCTGCTCATCCGTAAAGTCGTTTACATCATACTCAACGTCATTGACTGTGATGGGGGTCTTTTCATTTTTTCCCATGCTAGTCTCCTATGTTAAAGTTTTACGAGTTCGCTGCGATTGCAGCGTTTACCGCAGTCATATCTTCCGTTGTCCAGAAGTCTTTTGCAACCATTAGCTGTAGATGCTCTACGTTGCGTGACACAGTGTCAGTCCAATCGGCGTCTTCCATGTCCTCTGGTTGCCCAGCGTTTAGCAAGTCAACAGAGTGACCCATTGCTGTGTAGTGTTGTGCGATTTCTTCCGCAGTTGGTGTATCAGTCATGTCTTTCTCCTTTTCTGACTGGTTACGGTTAACAGGCCATCAGCACACATGGCACACAGTATGAACCATCGTCATATGTGCAGGTAACGTGCGTTGATGTAACTTTAGCGATAGTCTTGCTGCGAACAATGTCATCACCTTGAGGTTTGGCTGTGCCATCACCCGCTGACATTAGCAGATCACCACGAGAAACTGTTGTGCCTTGAGCAATTCGGATGATTAAATCACCAGTCATAGCTACGTTCATGTCTGTGGTGTAATCTTCACGCTCATCCCAATTTACAAATACACCCGCAACATTTGTATCACCTTCGACAGATGACACAGCCATGCAGTTAAGCTGTTCGTTATCTTCATCACCCCACACAGCCATTTGATCCAAGTTGGTCATAACTGTACCTTTAAGAAGGCCATCAATACGAGTGTTGTCTGCGGTCTGCGACCAGCGAGATAAGTGTCCACCGTTATAAGATACGGTTGTGCCTGAAACGCTAATGGAACCTTCTTCGGTACCAGCACTACGCAGAGACAGGATAACACCATCTGCAAATCTATTAAACCCGTGATCGGCTCTACCCGAAGCCCAAAACCTTGCGGTAGTTTCTACGCCATCAGAAGCAAAACCAACGCCTGAAACATTAGAGCCATTACCCGGAGTGGATGACGGCGTAGAGATGCTAGCTTCACCAAAATAAAAGTCCCCTCCAGAGGAGACACGCATTCTAGGAACCCCAGACCCATCCGACAGCACGATGTTGTTGCTTGAGGTGCGGAGGTCCAAGCCGCTTTGGTTGCCGTTGTAGCGTCCAAGGAAGGTGTTCCTTTCTCCAGTTTCAACAAGATATCCAGAGACTTCACCAATAAATGTGTTTTGCGCTCCTGTTGAATATTGACCAGCGTAAGCCCCCACAAAAGTGTTATAGGCACCTGTGCTGTTTGTAAATCCAGCAATATAACCCAAACTAGTGTTGCGGGTACCTGTGGTGTTGTTAGCTATTGCCTGATAGCCCACCCCTGTGTTCTTGTCTGCGGTGGTGTTGGATTGAAGTGCCTGACGACCCAACGCCGTGTTATAAGTGCCTGTCGTATTTGCATACAACGAAACAGATCCGACCGATGTATTTTCGCTGCCTGTAGTAGTGCTACGGAGAGCGTCTCGACCAATAGCAACCATTTCTGCGCCACCGTTTGCGCTTTTAGCAGCACTACTCCCAATAGCTATATTGTTGTTTTGACTGGTATTTGACTGTAGTGCATAGCTTCCTATAGCAATATTTTGCACACCAGTGGTAGTGCCTTCTGCGGAAGCATACCCAATAGCCACATTGTCACCACCAGTGGAGCAAGTTTGCAAAGCAAATGCAGCAGCAGCGAAATTTCGGTATCCTGTTGTGATGTTTTGACCTGCTCTATGCCCAATACCTGTGTTGTAAGTACCCGTGCTAACATCATACAATGCTTGATAGCCAACGGCGGTGGTGCCAGTTGCAGTGGTATTACTGTATGCCGCCTGATACCCCACAGCCGTGTTGTTGCTGGCGGTGGTGTTGTTAGCTAAAGAATATGTACCCACAGACGTATTACTAGAACCAGTGGTGTTTTGTAAGAAACTTTCTGCACCTACAGTTACGTTCTCTTGACCACTAGTATTATCCTCAAGCGCCCTATACCCGACTGCCGTGTTGTAGGATGCGGTGGTGTTGGCTTGGAGCGCAGACATACCAAGAGCCGTGTTGTAGGAGCCTGTTGTGTTCGAAACTAAGGAACTTTGCCCACTTGCCATATTATTGATGCCAGAAGTATTGTTGTATAAAGCTGACATACCTAGTGCTACATTATTATAACCAGTAGTGTTGCTCCTTAGAGATCCATGACCAAATGCCGATAAGTTTACCCCTGTAGTATTAGTATAAGCAGCCTGATAACCAACCGCTGTGTTGTTGCCAGCGGTGGTGTTGGAACGAAGTGCATCCTTCCCCATTGCTGTATTATAAGCACCCGTAGAGTTGCTTTGCAGAGAATCGTACCCGTAGGCTGAGTTGTTGCTGGCGGTGGTGTTGGAACCTAAAGCAGTCTGACCAAAACCAGAGTTGTTTTCTCCTGTCGTGTTATTAGACAATGTACCATAACCAACGGCTGTGTTTCTTGACCCCGATGTGTTGTCCCTCAGGGCTTCGTAACCAACGGATGTCACAGCCTGACCTGACGTATTTGCAAAAAGAGCCTTATGCCCTACCGCAGTGTTTAAAGTGGTGGCGTTGTTATATAAGGCCTGATAACCGATTGCAGTTATTGAACTTTGGTTATTACTATAAGCAGCCTGATACCCAACAGCTGTGTTGTTACTGGCGGTGGTGTTGGTTTCAAGTGAGCTTTGCCCTAAAGCGGTGTTATAATTACCCGTTGTCGTGCTTTGCAAAGCATTTGTGCCAACACCTGTATTGGCGCTTCCTGTGGTGTTACTTAAAAGAGCCGTCCTGCCAACTGCAACAATCCCAGAACCAGTAGTATTAGCATTCCCCGCTTGATACCCAACAGCGGTGCTGTTGCTGGCGGTGGTGTTGTTTTCTAATGCTTCTGCCCCAAAAGCCGTGTTGTTGGCACCTGTGGTATTGTCGTATAACGCACTATATCCAACTGCGGTATTATAGCTTGCATTTGAGTTAGTATAAAGTGCCCGCCAACCCAACGCAGAATTATAATACCCAGTTTCGTTAGAGAATAATGCAGTATGACCAACCGCTGTGTTGTAGTACGCTGTAGTGTTTGAGCCTAACGCCCCTCCACCAACGGCTACGTTGCTCCCACCTGTAGTATTTGCATCTAAAGCTGTGCTGCCAACGGCAGTGTTATTCAAGCCTGTTTCATTGGAAAGCATGGCATTGTAACCAATAGCCGTGTTTTCATACCCTGAAGTGTTTGCGGTTAGAGCAGATGTGCCTACCGCTGTGTTAAAATTACCGCCAGTGATTATTGCATCTAATGCATTATTACCCAACGCCACGTTATTGGAACCCGTAGGATAATTCCCGTCCAGCTTGATCGTGCCGCCATCGACTGACAGGTTGCCAGCTACAGTTAAACCGTCCGTGACGGCTGTGCCTGTGATGTCTACGCCAGAAGTCGTTGTAATTATTTTTTCAGCGTTATCGTAGTATAAAGAAACACCCGCATCGACCTCCGCTAAAATCATTCTTTCAGTGTTACCTGTGTTTCGTAATTCAAAGTTACCTGCGAGGATACGCAGGTTACCCTGACCCACGTCACCCACATAACTATGAGTCCCATCATGGTAAAGCTGTAGGTCAGACCCTGCGCCGAAGATGGCTTTGTCGTCGTCACCGAACAGGATGTCATTACCACCTGTCGTGTTGCCGTTAGCAAGAACCTCGGACAGTTCGTTGTTTGCACCAACCTGCGCGTCAACGTAAGCCTTGATGGACTCAGATGTCGCAATGTTCGTCGCAGTCGCCGTACCCATTGTATCGTCGTCAATAATCGCGGTCACAGACACTCCGCCCAAGCGCAGGCTGTCAAAGTACGCATTGTTAAAGACGTTCGCAGCTACAGCACCAGAACCAGCGCCGTCAAAGTAAACAACCGCAGTCGTCCCCGCGGGAACCTCATAATCGTTGCTCGCGTTGTACGTCCCTTGAAACAGGATAATGCTGCGCGATCCTGCCAGATTGTTGCGCACATAAATGATCTTTTCAGAGTCGTTCGGCGTCAACTGCACAAAAGCCGTCGCGCCCAAGTCGCCGCCGTCGGCAAATGTAACCATGCGGTTTCGGCCATCGGACGCCTCACCGTCTGTAATCGCTAGAGGGTTCGGAGAACCAGATGTCCCCGCACTCGGCAATGTGACAGTAACCTGACCGTCAAGAGCCGTATCCAAAAGACTTAGGTTTGTGTTCGTTGTATCGCCCCATGTACCGGACTGTTCGCCTGTGCCGATAAGCTCGATACCGTTGTTTAATGTATATGTACTAGGCATTTTTCGATCCTATGCTGCTATGTCATCCCAGCTTGGAGTTTGAGACGGTGTTTCGTCACTCCACGCAGGGGTAGAAGATGGTGTTACGGGACTATAACCCGGATTTTGATTTGGAACAATACGTCCCCATACAAGAACTTGACCTGCCTCGCCAGTTCCTTCGACGCCAATTACAAGAACATCTGAGTTTGCTGTGATTGAAACTTCGCCAACTTCACCTGTGCCTTCAACACCAGTGACATTAACATTGACAACAATTTCCACGATAACGGAGCCAACAGTGCCTGTCGCCTCTAATCCTGTAACAGGCGCATTAGCGCCCGCAATAACCTCAATAAAGCCGCCGTAGACAAAACCTTGAGCCTGTAGTCCGCTTGGTATCTCTACAGTTGCGTCTGCCTCAACAACAACGCCGCCCTCTGCTGTTGTTGCTTCAAGTCCAGTAACAGGAACATTCGCTCCACCCACAACAGCAGCAGTGCCAACCTCACCCGTAGCCTCAACACCTGTTGGGAATACATTAGCCTCGGCAACAACCGAAACACTGCCAACGCCGCCAACGGCTTCAAGCCCCGTTACCGGGACATTGGCCTGACCAGTCGCCGTTACTGTGCCAACGCCGCCTGTCGCCTCTAAGCCCGTTACGTCAACATTGGCCTCGGCAATAACCGAAACAGACCCCACCGCTCCTGTGGCGGAAACACCGTCCACAAAAACCTTGAGGATAGGAGTGCCAAAAGAACCATCACTCCAAGTGGATCGACCCCACCCTTCATATAGAGTTGACGAGGCCATAAACTAGACCTTACGCGATACGAATGATGGCGTTAGATGCGTCCGCTGTTGGGAATACGATTGTGAAGTCACCAGCCGTTGACGTTTTGTCAGCACCAAAATCAAGTACAACAACCGCACGGTTGCCGTTTGTAGAATTGTAAATCAGTGCCCCACGCGCTGTGATCGTTGCTGTTGTAAAGGTAAAATCAGCAAAGTCAGAAAACGCAGTCGTTCCAGAAGTTGTAGGATCAATGTTTGTTAGCGTCCCGCCACCCGCAGAATAGCCTGTGCCGCTAATCTCACCGGAAGTTGTATATACCGTCGTAGAAGCATCAAGCGTTGCGGTGTTGTCGTACAACGCAATTTTGTAGGCATTCGCGCCTACGTTAAAGTCGTGCAAACCTTCCAAGATTTCTTGCTTGAAAGATGTGCACATATAGTTACCTGTAAATGCCATTTCTAGTCTCCTTATGTTTTCTCTCTCAAGATTAGCCCAGTGCGGTACGCATCTGTAACTTCTTGTGACTCACCAAAGTTTTTAACACGAGATAGAGCCTCAGTAAATCTCTGGGTATAGTTCTGCACCAAGTCAGCCTCACCCTTCATAAAGGTGTAAGCCTCGATCAGACTGCCGTAAAGCAACGCTACAGAAGCATTTGTGCTCAACCATGTAGTTCCACTATCACCCCCAGATGTTAGGCTTGCAGGGCGATAGAAATAATGAAGCTCAACGTCATACGCTGCGTCAGGCGTGGGACCCAATATGAAGTTTTCTATATCGAACTGGGCGTAGTATCGAGGTGCGCCAGTCGAAGAATTGTTCGGGTTAAATGACTGAACAAAGTTAACATCTTTAAACAAGACGAACTCTTTGTTGCCATTCGATGTAAATGAAAGGCTAAATGGAGCCAAATAATCGCTAGGAAGTGCCAAATACTGGTTTCCAAGAGTCATATTGCCCGTCTGGTTCTTTCGAAACACTTCTAACTGAGCAATCTTCAAGATACGCTCTTCAGTATTCTTGATAAAAACATCTAAGTTATTCACAAAGGTTGTCTCTGTGTTCTCAGTGTAATCCTGAATCGCTGTCTTCAGTTCTGCGTATGTAAAGCTCATGTTATGCTCACCGTCACACTACCAACAGAGCCAGTAGCTACCAAATTATTAGGCGTTAGCCCACCATCATACGTCAATCCTACAGGATTCCATCCCCATTGTATATTGTCTTGCTGAGGCACGTTCTGTTCAGGACGCGGATTTCGCAATGCTTGGGGATCAGGAGTGGCTCGAAGAGGCTCAAGCTGTGGTTGCTTGGCTTCCCACTCATCTTTGCCCACAAGAAGTCCATTCCATTCCTTGCGCATGTCTTTTAGGCGGTATCTGAAGCCAGATCGGTCAGATATGCCATATGCCCACTTTCCTGTGGCATACTTAGACATAACGATAATTCCTTAAATCTGGTGCAACGCGGAACGATGCACGGTCACGGTCTTCGTCCATAGCGCGCCCAATTTCCTCTTCATACACTGATTTTAGCATCTGAGAGCGGTCTGGAGCGCGTTTTATACTGATATAATAAGCTAAACCAGCCGCTAAAGCAGGGTAAAATCGAAACGGAACTTGCAGTGTATTTGTGTAATTATCGGCGTCATCTAGCCGTATTAGAGAGTCATAATACACTACATCAGTGCTATTATCGGGCAAAGGCCACAATTTTAAGACAGGATTGATCTGTCTGTCGATAAAATACTGAGTAGGGCGACCAGTTGTCGATTTAGTAGGAATATTAAGGTATTCGTCACGACTAATGCGGTCTAAGGCGTAATCTGTGCCGTCTCGGCGCACCACAAGCGAAAGAACGTCAATTGTGGACGTTCCAAGGTCATATTCTCCATCACCAGAGACCAAAGCCAAGTTTCTTTGAGATATAGTCCACTGATTAAGGCCACGGTTGGCCCAGTCAGCAAACATTAGGTTCATAGAACGCTTGGCGGTCTTGAGATCGTATCCTGTACGAACTTCTAGCCCACAACGCTCAAACGCCTCTTCGACGTAATCGGCAACATCTAATTCAAAGTCTGTTGATCCAGATACAGTCATTTCTTTTTCCTTTTAAGAGACTTAACTCTTTTTGGCTTGCCAGCAGGCTGTCCAAGTCGCTTCTTTTGTGCCACTCTACTACGCTTTTCGCTCGTTGTCATCTCTGAAGCGGTCTTGGGTGTCTTTGAGTTAACGCGCTTGCTTGGTCGGCAGTAAGGAGTTCCTCGCTTTTCGCCTTCTTTGCGACCACAGGCTTTACCAGTGCGGACATCTTTCCAGTCCTCTTTGAACCATCTCTTTAAAGCAGCGCCTTTTTTCGTTTTTCTAACAGCCATTAGCTCATCTTCGTTACTTTACGGCGATTTGAGGCAACCTTACCGCATCCATTCGCGATAACCTCTCCACCAGCCATCATACGACGCACTGGACGCTTACGATACTCGTTAGATGGCCCAATAGCGCCACCCATAGCCTTCTTTACAGGCTTTTTCTTGCTGTTTCCCCAGTTTTTAGCACCTACTTTACGACACTTTGCGATTGCGCCGCTTGCGTATGCGCTTGGGAACACTTTGTACCTTGCTTTTACCTTTTTGTAGCACGCGTCCTTTGGCATTTTTCTTCCTCTTCATAGGCGGCTTGGTCACTTGCTGCGCCATCTGTGAGCGGCCTATAGCCATATTAACACTTCCAACGCTTACGCGCCTGCCTCAAGCGACTATTAGGGTCCTTTGCCGCTTTTGGGAACTTCTTCATTTGACCTGCCGAACGAGCGCAGTAGGATTTACGCCGCTTGGCATCCTTGCTGCCCTTTTTGACCTTACCAGTCACAGCAGTTTTTAATTTTGAACCGGGATTAGCTTTTTTGTAGGCTTCCACACCTTTTTTGGTCATACCCGCGCCAGACTTGGTTTTGCGGTAATTACCGCCTTTACCAGTGGTTTTGCGTATTGGATTCTCTTTTTTACGAGCCATCAGGACCAATCCTCGTTTTTAATCAATACACCCTGAAAGACCGCACTAATCGCATTGTTTTGGTTTTTGCTACACTTAGCTCTAACTTCTACATCGGTCTTTTCTTCAATTTTCAAAGGCTGCGTGAAGGGGAAAATTAATTCACCGCCAATAATATCCACTTTAACGCTAGTTCTGAAAACACCGTTATTTCTACGAGTCAAAAAACGCACAGTCATAAACGCACCAGAAGTATCTGTCCCGTGAGTAGCTATGCCCTCTGTGACGTACAAAGTATGCCCAGCAGGCACAGTGTAAACAGCCATTAAGGTTTGATTTTCACCTAACGTAATTTGTGCATACGTCGTGCTAGAATTGGCAATCGTGACGTTTCCAGTCGGTGCCTGCGATCCAGAAACAAAAGCTCTATAGAGGCGCAAGAAAAACGTATCAGATTCTGCGAATCCAGTTCCATCCAAAACCACGACTTCGCTTACTTCGTTATAGTCCGCGTCGAGTCCCACCATGGTAATTTCAACGAACTCATCGTCAGCACCACCCGCAGAAGTTGCTGTCATTTTTACCGCAGAAGTTGGATATGCGTAGATTCCACCAACATCCCATATAGTTTCTTCTACGTTAACAATCAGTGGATTGTAGCCGTACTTAAACAGCGCAGTATGGCCCGTAATATCACCACGGGCCACCTGTAGCTCAAATGGCTCAGATGTTCCAATCTGTGTTATGGAACGATAATTAGCCATCCAACCCTCTTTATGACAAAAAGATTGTCAATTGGTTGCTTGCACCTGTGAACGCACTTATATAAGCGCCATTCGTCGCAAGAATGCCATCATCTGGAATGTTCAAATGATGAATCCCTGTTGGGAATGTCTGTGTAATCAGCGTATCACCAGACGCGCTACCGTTCTTGATTGTGAATGCGCCAGCCGCAGCCGCGTAAATTACAATCTGACGGATACGCGAACGTGAGTCGCCAACAACAGCAGCAGTAGTGCCCTGCGTCCAATTATATGCTTTTACTGGACCTGCCATAAACGCCTCCTATTATGTTAGAGCAGCGCCAACAGCAGTAACCCAAGCGGCTCCTGTATTGATTACTAAACAGTATTCGTTGTTGCCTGCGCCATTGTCGCTGACAATGTAAACAGTACCAACAGTAGTATCTGCAAAAGCAGGTAAGTTAGCAGTTGTTACAACTGGAACCTCAAAGCCATTGGTTGACTGTACTGGGCCTGAAAAATGTGTAGTTGCCATGTTTTTCTCCTCTCGTGTCCGAGGTCAACTCCATATGCGTGCAAAACATATGGATATATACCGAGCATTATTACTCAAGTTCAGAATAACACAAAGAAAGAAAAAAGAAAGGGGCCACCGAAGCAGCCCCTTTCAAATGACGTTTCAACCGAATTAGGCTCCGGGTGAACCAAATACTGCGCGTGGATCGGAATAGCCGAAGCTATAACGCTCACGAGCTTTAAAGCGCATGTTGCCTGTGTCGAAGTCAGCTTCCATGTTTGTCCGCATTGGCGAACGCTCAAAGTGCTTGAATCCGTTAGGCGCGTCAGTCTTGATGAAGAACGCATCTGGGTCTGTCAAGAAGTGGTTAACAGTGTAACCCTCTGGAAGCATACCCATGTTACGAATTGCGTTTACATCATTATCGGCTGTGCCAACACGCAATGTTGATTCCAACAAACGATCTGCAACGAATTGCAGTTGTGGTGGAATGATCATTTTTGTGCCGCGCAAAGCGATAATCATGTTACGCTCATCTACGAAGGTCGAGATGTCAATCAACGCATTTTCCAACGATGTTTCGTTGAGATCAGCCGCTGTTGATGGCTCGTTGCGGAAAGTGCCGCCACCTGCAAGTGGGTGAGCAGTCGAGCAAAGCTCAACGCCGTCACCACCAGCGAAGCTAGAGTTGAACGCGTTGTTCAATACTGCCGCCGCTTTAACCTGCTTAGTGTGTGCCATAGAACGCGCAAGCGCCTTCGTATAGCGAGCACCAAGACGGTCATACAGGTTGTCTTCGATTGCTTCTTCGGTCAATGCGAAAGCTAATGCAACGGTCTCATGTGAGTAACGTGCAGTATATGCTTCGTTTGCATTGTCGAACTCAACCCCAGAACCCTCTGATTTTGTTGGAGCATTTCCAAATCCGACGAGCATAACTTCTTCTTCGAATGCACGGTCTGATGTTTCCGTATCAAAGATTTCAGCGTGCTCGCCTTCATAGCGATCATACTCCATGCCGAACAAAGCGTTGAGGCCCGGTTCTAGCTCTTTGACCAGTTGTGAACGTGAAATAGCCATAACTCAGTCTCCTTATGCCAGACCCGCAGTGCCAGCACTGAACAGGTGATTGTTGATTTTTACGATCACGTTAGTGTTCGCAGACGAAACATCGCTGTTCTCAGGGTCTTGAGAAATGTCGATGGCTTTCAACGGCAATGTTGCCGTCACAGCGCCAGTAGACACAGCCAATTCCAAGCGAGAAGTACCAGATGTGGTATCTCCTACTGGGGATTGGTCAACGATGTCAAAGTTACCAGCCAAATCAGCTACTGGGAAAGCAGCGTTGGCTTGTACTTCGAATGTTGCACCCGGATCATCAATAACATTTGCCATGATGTCGGAAGCAGCAACGCCACCGGGGTAGCTGTTTGCATATGTTGGCTTGCCAGTTGTTGGATCAGTATAGAAGCAACCGTTGAATACGCCAAGGATCAAACCTGATCCTCCTGCTGCAACACGCTCAATACCACCACCTGTTACCATTGCGACAAGATCGCCTTGGAAAATGGCAGTTGCGTAGCTTGAAGCAATGCGGTAGCGATTCTGCTGCTGCGAACTAATACTTGTACGAACTGGACGAAGGCCAAAAGAAGCGTCTTGATTAGACATAGCTTATTATCCTTCAGATGATCTGCCCTTGGCAGCGCCAAAAGAGACAGAAGATTTACGTTGCGGACTCAGCTTCGGCATAGCTGGATTGTTTTCACGCATCCAGTCACGATCCACTGCGTCCAATTGGTTTTTAGAAACACCTTGATAGTGTTTATTCCGCTGTTCAGCCATTTCGTTGGGGATGCGTGCGAGAACAAGTCCACCAACACCAATGATGCCAGCGTTGCGTCCCTCATCTACTACAGGCCCTACATATTCGGGATATTCCTCAGCGCGAACGAGGTCCCAGCCTTCTTGCCGTTTCTTGTGTACGTTAGTTTTGTCATCGAATTCCATTACAGATTCTCGAATCCAGCGGTGCTTATAACCGATTGGTGGTTCAGGAGCTTCCAAAGCAGAACCGGGTCGCCATTCTTGAACGCGCTCTGCGCGCTCCCGCGTGTTTGTTTCGCGTGGTGTACGATCTGCCATTTTAATCTCTCCGACTACTAATTTTAGCGACTTCTTTTGCGTACTTTTCAAGAGGAATCCTCATCTTTTTCGCAAATGCCACTTGTCCCGGTGTTAATTCCACCGCCTTCTTCCGCCCTGATTTTACTGACCGTCCACTGGACGCAGGAGCAACAGTCTGAGCGTTGGACCGCTTCTCCCGATTAAATTTCTGAGGCATTTCTCTGCGCATACGAGAGTCGATTTCTTTGTAGTAATCGTCTGACGTAGGGTCAAAGTCCTCTTCAAGAACAAGCTGTTCATGAATAGCCTGAGCAGCGCGCGTCATGATGCGGTCACTGCCAAACCAAGAATTCTTTTCCAACCAGCCTTCGAGCTTAGGATCACGAGGCGGTGGTGCTTGAGGCGCAGGCTGTCGCGGAAGAGCTTGCTGCGCTTGTTGTTGCTGTTGTTGAGCAATTTGTTGATTGCGCTGAAGTTTTGCCTTCTGCGCACGAACTTTTTCCTTAGCTACGGCAATTTGAGACAACGCTTGCTGCGCTTTTGCAGCTTTTTCGTAATCTCCAGCCTCACTAGCTTCGGCGTATGCGCGAGTAGCTTGAACTTCCTGAGCTTTCAAACGGTTTTCAGTTTCAGAATTATAACCAACACTCATTTGCTGCAAACGCTGCTTCATTTGAGCGTTTTCTTGCTGCATGTTTTGAGCATACTGAACCGCAGCCTGAGCCTCTTCAGCCGCCTGCTTACGTTTTGCTGTTAGTTGGTTAATACGGCGCTGGACAGACTCGCTATAATTTTCAAGCTCATCATCGCCATTAGATTTTTTACGAACATTTGTTCGGGTTTCTTCGCTATCCTCATCAGATGCGGCAACCTCGTACTCATCAGATGGGTCCTCTTCGACCTCAACAGATGCGCCGTTTTCAAATTCGTCGTCTTCACGAATATCTTCAGCCATAGCCATGTTCCTTGTTCTCCCCTACATTATACATATGAAATGTCTTTTGGGTCAAGAATCGTGGCGATAATATTATCGTCATTTATGATACGAACCTCAAGACCTTCCACTTTGAACCTATTTCCACTATATCTTCCTATAAGAACCCAATCTTTCTCATTACACCAAGGACCATTTGGGAACTTCTGGGCGTCCGCATAGGCATCTGGACCTAGCTTGACAACATAAGCCGCTACTGTTGCGAACGACTCACGCTCACGCACGGCGTCAGGAACAATAATTCCGCCCTTTGTGCGCTCACTTGGATAATAGGGAATAATTAAAACGCGGTATCCTGTAGGTTGTGGTAGCCGCGCCAGTGCAGAAGTATCCATAGTCGATGGGTCTTCTGCGTTTTTGTCTTCGCCACTTTTACCAAACGCATTATCAAGCGGTTTTGGTATTGATGTGTTTTCTTGTATTGCCTTTTTTGCTGCTTTAGCAACGTGATCAGGCACAAATAACTTGCTAGTCATCTGCGTACTCCATACCTTTCATCGCGGTTTTAATTTCGTCTTCGACGTAGGCCATTCCGCGTATTTCGCCTACTATATACCGATACTCTTCAAAGGTTTGTATCGAACCATCCGCGAGCTTGTCCTTCAGACGCGCATCACGCTCTCTTATGCTTTTCAGCAAATAATCTACTAAGTGTATAGCATCCATGCCACATATAGTATGGCAATGTGCGGGAAACACAAGTACAAATACCAGAAAGTCAGAATATTCCTCGGAATATCTGGGGTCTGGCTATTTTGCTAAACCTACTTATTTTTTTTGGCTGCGGCTTTTTTCTTTGCGGCAGGCTTTTTCTTGGCTTTTGGCTTTTCAACCCACGCCTCATTTTCTGGCGTGCTTGGGTCGTCCTTGACGAAGTGCCCTGAGTCATTACGCGCCCTCACCATTTCTATTGCTACAGGATTTTCAGATGCGCGTTGAGCCACCTTTTTTTCTTTTTCCTGTTGCGCCATTTTTTCTCTAACAGAAGATGCCATATCACTGACCTTTCATTGAAGCGTTAAGAGCGGCAATCTCGCGTTGAGATTGAATGCGCTCTTCGGCAATTCTAGTCTTGTCTTCTAGAGCGGCTTCAGAAACATCAATGCGCTGCTGCGCTACCAATACATCGTTACGCTCTTTTTCTTCGTTGAACGCCTGCTTTGCATCAAACTCAAATTGTTTGCGCTGCAAATCTGCGGCCTTCAGTTGAAGCTCTTGATTGCGAATGTCCACCAAAGGATCACTTTCTGGTGCTTCAGGCTCCATAGCCTGCACAAGCTCTTCAGTAAGATCAGCAATAATCTGAGCCGCCAAAGCGTCAATCTGAGGCTGAATTTGCTGCATCATCATTTGCTGTGGGTCCATCTGAGGTTGACCCGGTGGTGGGGGTGGCTGCATCATTGCCTGTTGCTGCATCATCTGCATTTGCTCAGGCGGAATCTGGCTCATAACCTCTTGCTGGGCCTGCGCCTCAGCCAATAGCCCTATGTGCTCCTGTATGTGACCTTGCAGCGCCATAATGGCGTTAGGGTTAAGCTGCATAGCAGGAGAGGACATCACAGCCATGTGAGCCTCTATGTGAGCCTCGTGGTCTTGCTGTGGGAAAGCCTGCAAAGGAGCGCCCATAATAGCGTTCTGGTTTTCCTTAGATGGGTTCACAGGAGGTGGTGGAGGCGGGGGTGGTGGCAAGATGCCATCAATGTTGTTTACGCCCAAAGCCTCGTACATCTTGCGGTATGCTTGATACAAGCCTTGAGGTCCGCCATGAATCTCTGGATTAGACTGAACCATCTGCAACTCTGTCTGTGCCAAAGCAATGCGCTGGGACATAGAAAAGATGTTAGGATCGGATACAGGCAGTACATCAATGCGCTGGTCAAAATCCTGCACAAAGATTTCTGGACCCATCTGCATGTCCGCAGGGTACGGGTAAGCCTGAACTGTCTCTGCAAAAATCTTGGAAAGCAGCTTAAACTCAATCTTTTGAGAATAATGCAAACGCTTGTGAATCGCGGACATAACCTTCGTGCCACGTTCCATGATTGCCATCGTGGTGCCTACGGGCGTCTCACCGCTCATTTCACCGACCTTCATGTCAGCCATAGACGCAAACCTGCGGCCAGCATCAACAAGCGTGCCTAGCAGGTTGTAAAGCGTCCCTGAAGGCTCCTTGAAGGGGAGTGGCATCAAAGAGCCTTGCAGGGTGCCCCCAACCACATCAATGTCTCGGAATTCACCCGGTTGAAGTGGGTTGTCTTCATCACGAATGCGAGCACCGCGAGCCTTAAAGCCTGCGGGAAGGTTGGAGAGCGTGCCTGCATCAATCAACTGACGCAAGATAGACGTAGATGCCTGAGCCAAGCCACCAATCATGTGAGTTAAGCCAAGCCCATAGAACCCAAGACCCGGAAGAAACTTGTAATGCACAAAGTATTGCTTCGCACGTTTCATTGGGTCAATCGGATCATAGTTTCTACGAACAGATAAAACATCGCCGCTGTCAGCGATAACCGTAACGATATAAGGCAACTTCAAGCCTGTAGGCTCTCCATCAGCGCCCATATCTTCAAAGCCCTCGATGTCTAAAGACGTATGAACTTCGTAAAGCGTAATTTCTTCAGACGGGCCAGACGGGTGAATACCCTGAATATCATCAATTGACTCTTCAACTTCCCCCATGCTCGCTTCGTCGTAGCCAGCGGCATCAGGCAAGTCTATGTCTTTATAAAACCCAACAAGCTGCAACTTGCGGATGTCATTCGAATCCATAGTTAAGCGGTGCGTAATGCGAGGAGACGAAATCAAGTCAGTCGCGCCGTAAGGCACAATTACATCCTCAGCATGAATAAACTTGCTAACCGCACGACCCTTCAAAGGATCGAAGTAAACTTTCTTGAACGTAGAACCAATCACAGGCAAATAAAACAGCATCTGATCCAACTCAGGATCGTACTCTTCCATTTCGTAAGTGATCATGTAATTCATGTAGTCTTTAACACGCTCAGACTGGCGAGCCAAAATGTCATTCTGTGCGCCGACAACAGCCGTGCGAACAGGCCCAGTCGCTGGCAATAATTCACGATACGCTTGCGCTTGGAACTGTGTAACACTCTCAGCCAAAAGCGGATGAATAACGCCAGAAGAACCCTCGAAAGGCTCAGAACGCTCTTCAGTCTTCATGCCTAAAAACTCAAGACCCTTTTTGTAAGTGTCTTCCCAGTCCTGACGTGCTGCAAAATCATCTTCAATCGAGCTAACAAGATCAGATGAAATAGACATTAAAACATCTTCATCAACCACATCAGCCAAGTTGCCGTCAAACGGAATATCTTGTACAGGCTCTGCCTCTTCTTCATACTCGCCAACAACAGCACTGCCGTCATCAAACTCAGTAATGCCCGGAGTTTCTGGAAGTTCAGGTATTTCCTGCATACGCGTAGTGTCCTCAACAGACGCCTCTATTAAAAGGTCCTCTGGAGCACCACCCGCGCCTAGTCCACGCTCAATCGCCATTAGAAAATATCCTTTTCGTTCCCCTCAAGCGGCTCATAAATGTCAACGTCATCGAAATCGGTGATAGGGCCACCCTTTTCCCAATCGTTACACACATTCTCCGCCATGCAGGTGAAGTCTAACTTTTCGCAGTACCCAACTTCATCGCCATCTTCCATGCCAATGCCACTTTGCACACAGTCCAGCATCTTAGAGCGAATGTTGTAATATTCGCAAGTGCCGCATATCTGCTTCTTCTTTTCCCAGTTTTTAACTGAGTGGCCGTAACCATTGTCCTGAATAGCAGCTTCACGATTCTCATCGTTGATTTTCGAATCTTGAGTGGAAAGAGGACAAATGAAGTCCTCCTCCGTTTCATCGCCCTCAAAAACCTCGTCATCAACAACTTGGTTAATGCCAGACGTAAGCTCGTCCATGTCGATGTTGATAACGATTTTAGCCATTACTTTACTCCAGAAAACTTAGTGCCACTAACAGCAGCGCCACCGCCACGGCATACGCCGCCACCGTCTTTGTAGCCACGGACTTTACCGCCGCCCATATACTTCTTGACAGCCCCGCCCTCCATGTACTTCATGGCGGCGTCATTTCCGTAACTTCGAGCAATCATATCTCCATAAGTGTATGCTGAAGTTTTGCCACTCTCTTCGGGAGTTATTTTCCCTTCTTTTCTCCTATTCTTAATAGAACGGTCAATTAACCTTTCTATTTCCGCGCCTCGGGACGGGCGATTGAGCATCTGTTCTTTTGCCTCGTCGGACATAAAAAGTTGAGCACCAGAACGGGCCTTTGAAGTCTTGAGCTTCTTTTTTCTCTTATCTGCATAATTAGCCATTAGCTTTGTCCTTTGTATTTTCCGCCGCGTCCCTTCATGACACAGCCCATCTTTGGTTTTTTCGTGCGCTTAGTCCTAACAGCACCGCCGCTCTCAAAGCCCATAGGCTTCTTCATGCCGCCACTTTTCTTCCGCAGCATATTCATGACTCGCATCTTATCAGCGTCAGAAATAGTCTTACCGGACTCACCCATGCCCTGATTGAGCAAACGCATTAAACCTTCTGGGCTATAGTTCTCAGCAGGGTCAATGCCGCGTGTACCACCGCTGGGACTGGCACCAATCATATTCGGACGCGCCATAGGACGCCTTGATTTCATAGGGGCAGAACTGCCCATCGCCTCTTGCAAGGCCCTCATGATTGCTTGTTTATCTGCCATAACAGCCTCCTAATAATACTCGCGCTTGCGCCGCATAAACGCAGCCTCTTCTTCGTCATCATAGTCGGATGGAGTCATGATAAACCCACCCTGTCTAAAACGTAGTATAGCCTGTGTCATCGAATCCGCCAAGTCATCATGTTCACCATTGGGAAAAGCAGCACATTCTTCCATAACTTCATCAGAAAAATTAGTCTCAGGTGCCCAAACCATACCACTCTCAAACACAGGCGCACACGCGTGCATACGCGTAAACTTATCAGCACCACGGCTCGGAGTAAACGGCGTCACGGGAATTCCCATACGGCGCAATTCCTGCGTCAAAGGCATACCACTCGCCTTCTGCTCAACCAAAACCATGTCAGGCTCATAGAGCTTATAAGACTCTAAAGCCGCTTCTTTTAGCTCAGGAAACTCCCAGCGACCACGCTCCGCGTCCAAAAGGATAATATCATCCTGACGCGTCTCCTCATTGTGAAATATACCCCAAGTCGTAATCGCACTGTAGTCAGCACGGTCACTCTTACTAAACGCAGTATCATAACTCTGAATGATATAGCTACACGCAGGAGGGTCTTCCTTCTGCCACATCTGCCACCACTCACGCTTGATAATCGCACCCTCTTCAGCAGTAGGGTTCTGCATGTACTGAGCATTCCACTTGCCAACAGGAATAGAAGCCTTAACACCCTCTAACTCATCAAGCGTCCAATACTCAGGCCACAAAGGCTCACCAGAGGGCATGATCGCAGGAAACTCCACAACCTCCCACTTGTCAGCACCCTTTTCACCCTGCTTACTTAAAACCTTTGCTGTCAAATCACGAATCGACCAACGAGTCATAACAATGATAATCGAGCCACCGGGCTGTAAACGCTGACGTGGGCCAGATGTGTACCAATCGTAAATGTGGTCTAAAGCCGTTACACTTAACGCATCTTGTTCCGAAACAGGGTCGTCAATGATAGCCAAATCCGCACCACGGCCAGCAAGAGCGCCCCCCACGCCCACAGCATAATACTCACCACCGCCGTTAGTGCTCCAACGACCACTCGCCTTAGCGTCACTAGCCAAGCTGACATTCGGGAAAACATCTTTAAAATCCTCACTCTCGATTAAGTTCTTGATCTTGCGACCAAAACCAACAGCCAACTCAGCCGTGTGAGTCGCCTGAATAATTTTCAAATCAGGACGACGACCCATCAACCAAGTTGGAAACAAATAACTCGCAAACTCAGACTTCGTATGTCTCGGAGGCATGTTAACAATAAGCCGCTTTAACTTACCGTCAGCCACATCTTGCAGCTTCTGTGCATAAATCTTGTGATGCCTGCCCTCAATAAACTGAGGCCAAACATGCTTCACAAAATCCATAAAACCGCCCTGCTTCGTATTGCGGTCGTCAAGCGTCTTTAAACGCTCCAACATAGGAGCAACCTTAGCTAACTCCTCGTCAGTTAGAAACTTGGAAAAGTCGCTAAGGTCATTCATCCTATTATCTCATGCCACTCATGAAGTTGTCTATATTGGGAGTCACAACACCGCCATTAGCAAACTTATCAATGTTACGCGTTACAACTCCGCCCTTGTTAAAGCTCGGGCGACGAATGGTTAGTCCACCCACTTTAGGCAGAGACGTTTCAGGCGGAGCAGGGTCGTCTATCACCGGCAATGGTATTCGCGGCTTGAGTTTAACTTTGCCTGTGCCGTCACCTATTTCATCAATAGGCATACAAATGCCCTCTACTGGATCAAATTCAAAGCCCTCTTCACAAATCGGAATGTTATCGTCGTTGTCATTATCAACTCCTACTGTAGACGTTGTTGTAACCACGCCGTCCTCAGTGTTTGTGTAGCCACGATCAGAATCTACAATATCAATGTCAAACTCTTCACCGTCAGCATTCGCATTAGATGTTTTCACATCATCTACACCAATAGCGTCGCCAGTAACCTGAATTTTTCCATCTTCGTCGTAAAGAACTACCGTGTCGTTCTGACCATCGTTATCAGCGTCATAGTTAGCTTCCGCAATGCCAACAACAGTCTTGCCATCATCGTCGTAAACAAACGTGCCGCCATTCTTGTAAGCATCAAGCTGCTCTTGAACATACTTCTTGTTTTGACCAACAATCGTAAAGTCCTCGCCAAAGACGCTCAATGGATTAATAAACAGATCAAAAGCACTAGCCGCAAAATCACCTAGCTTGTCGCCAAAGCTCTGCGCCGTCACATAATCACCAGCCTTGTAAATCGGCTCCCCGTCAGCACCAATTATTTCGCTGTCCTTCGCGTGACGCGCATTACTCAACAAGTCATTTAGATAAGCCGTCTCAGCCGCATTCGGTGTCTGGCCGCGAGCACCATACAAAGCACGCTGCTCTTCGTCACTTAGTCTGACTGTAGAGTTTGGATCATTAGGATCGTAGTTAGGATCAGATACCTTCGCCATAGCCGACAAATACAAGTCAGTACCACTCTGACCAGTCTCAGTAGACGCAGCCTGATTGATCTCTTGCTCGGTAGGTATGTCGGTAGTTGTAGCTGCTCCAGTGTCTTCCTGATTGTTCTGATCAGATAAGATGTCCAAGCCGCTCATGTCAGCTTCAGCGCGAGCTAGAGCCTCGTCAGAAGACACTGAAGTCTCAACGGGACTCATGCCTAAATCCATTCTGTAATCACGAAGGGCTTCAGCGCCTTCATTTTGGAAAATATCCGCCGCATCTTCGATGGCTTCAATATCACTGGTTGTCTTATCAACAAGGAAGTCAGGAACAACATCGCTTTGTTCATCATTGTATAAATCTTGCTCAAACGCCTCTAAGCCAGTTAGGGAAGGGTCAGTGAAGTCCGTATCAACCAAGCTATCAAGGTAATTCTGAAACGCTAAGTCTTTGCCAGCCTCAGCTAAAGTCTCATTCGGCACAAGTGATTCCTCTAAAGCATCCCTTTCATTAATCAAAGCCTCTAGTTCAACATTGCCGTCAGTAGAAACCGTACTAAAGTCAGTAGATAGGTCATCGTCCGTAGCTCCAACCCCAGTAGGAATCGCACTAAAGTCTGTGGCAAGATCGTCGTCTGTAGCTCCAACACCAGTATTAACAAAATCTAAAGCATCGTCAGGCAAGTCATCAACATAGTCATAACGACCAGTATCTAATCCACCAGAAGCACCCAACGCCTGATCGCCATCGTAAGTAATCGGAGCATCATCACCACCAAGAGCCATGTCAGTTATAGCCGAAGGTGTTTTATTAGCACCCTCAAGATTAATACCCGTATCACCAACCTTGGTCAAAGCATCAACATCAATTGGAGCGACGCCAAGCTCGCCTAAAAGCTCATTCGTTTCATCCAAGAAACTAAAGTCCAAAGGCTCTAAATCATAATCAGTGTCACCAGTCAGTATGTTCTCACGCATACTGTCAATCTCTTCATCAGAAACACCAGCACTACTTAAAATATCCGCGTAACTTATTTCAGAACCAGTCGGATCAGGAACCGCCGAAGAAACAGGCTGTGACATGACCGTGTATTCGTCTTCGTCATACGCCTCGCGCTGGGCCGCAGCATTTGCCGCTGCTATCTCAGCAGCCGTAGGCTCATCAAAAGCCGCCGCCATATTAGCCGCCGCTTGCGCCGCAGCCTGTTCAGCCGCCGCATCAGCCGCAGCCGCTTCAGCTTGCGAGCCATAAGGGTTTCCAAGAGCGTCATAATAAACAGAAGGTGGAGCAGGAGGATCAAGATCAGGAATAGGAGCTACATAAAGATCATCATCATCCGCAGTGGCAGTAGACGTGTAATCAGAGCCGCTGCCAGTCGTCGTATAATCAACATCCGCAGCATAATCACTGTCCGTCAAATTAATCCCACCAGCAGCGTCAATAGCCGCGTTTAACTCATCAGACGTAGGCGTGTAATCCTCGTCGTCAAAA